ATGGAATTAAGTGTCGTGCTAAGGGATGTTTCAGAAAAGACAGGAAAAGGAAACATTAAAATTAAGATTAAGAAAAAAGGGAAAAATCCTACTTTTATTCCGACTAACTACTATATTGAGCCCAGTTTTTTTGATCAGGGGAATGGAATTATAAAGAAAGAATTTCCAGAGGCAGCGAAATGGAACTCAGATTTATTTGCTCAAAAAGGCAGATATCAGGATTATTATAAAGAATTGGGAGAATCCGTTAAGGATATGTCAGTCATGACCTTAAAGCAAATTTTCATGTCTTATGACAGAATAAGATTGAATTTAGGGAAACCAGTCGAACAATCAACAGATTTTATAAGAACCATTGATAAAATTATATTTGACCTTGAATCCGAAGAGGTTACTGAAGAAATGAAAAGAAAAGCGTACGCAGATACATTCAGATGGACCAAAAATTTATTAATAAAGTTCTTTAAAACTGATAAAATTTACTTTCAGAACATAGATAGCTATACTCTTATAGAATTAAAAAAATTCTTTCTTAAAGGAACAAATAAGAAAGAAGTGTCGTTTACAAAATATCTCCGTTGTATCCGAAGAGTTTTTAAGGTGGCAATTGGACAAAAGGTAATAAGCCGGGATCTTTACCCATTTGATGCCATTTCAATTCCATCGGATTATAAAGCAAAGATAAGAAAACTTGACATAGAAGTCTTACGAAAATTCTATCAACGCCCTGGGATTGGACGTGATTTCTTCTTTTTATCCTTCTTTCTATGTGGAATGAATATGAAGGATATTTTCTATTTACCTTACTTTGAAAATTATATAGATATTAGTCGTCTAAAAACAGCACGTACAGCAAGAGAGGTACGTCTAAAGTTAAAATTGCAACCTGAAATATTAGAAATAATTAAAAAGTATGCTGATCCAAATAAAATAAGAATGATTAAAACTAAATACAAAAACCACAAACAGCTAACACACTTTATCGATGACAGGATAAAATCGGACATAGAAGAAATGAATAGGAATATTAAAAATGAAAAAGATAAAATCCCTCATTTTAGTTTTACCTATGCCAGACATTCATGGGCAACAATTGCAGGACAATTAAGAATACCGGATTCCACAATAGACAAAGGATTAATGCATTCAGTTACTGGACTAATGATTGAGAAATACCGTGAATATGACTACACACAAGTAGACGAAGCAAATAGGAAGGTAATAGACTATGTAATTTATAATATCGGGGAATAAATACCCAAAACTTACAATTTATAACCAAAATACGTATTTTTGCTTACACCAATCTGTAAAAACCCGCATTTTTAAAGACACAAATTTTCAATTTTAAAGTTTTTGGGAGTTTTTGCTTACAATCGAAAAAAATAGAATAGCGAGGATAATCCTCGCTATTACATATTATTTCTGCCTTGCCAACTTTTATATTATCCCAAACAAATAATAATTTATATTTAATTCTTCTCCGGTTAATGCAAAAAATATATTTTGCAATTGATGCAAATAAATTACTTTTATACTGCGATCAACTCCCATCAATTTGAACTCATGGTCTAATTCAAGTAATGGATTATAATATGTTTTTATTCCCAGATAATGTGCTTCAAATCCACACTTTAACAAAATATCTTCGGTAAGCGGAATAGGTTCAATTGATATTTCTTTCGCCTCTTGTGCAAATAGAGGGGCATTATTCGGATATTTTACAGCAACACGATTATAGTCATTTAAAGCGCAAACTATTACTGGACCGTTTTCTCCGTTTAATATGTTCCCTATTCTGAGTTCTTTTGTGTACATAGTTAGATTTTATTTTTTTTCATTATTAAACACACATCCTAAATTTCCCTCTCCCCATTTTTCCAATTTTTCGCGGATAGCGGAGTTTATAAATTGGCTTTTGTTTTTTATGTTATTAATTTGTTCTGCTAGATCTATATCTATCGTTAACGTTATATATTTTTTGGATTTACCTTTTTTACGACCAGCCCCTGGACGCGCTCCACCTTTTTTCTTTCCTGTCTGCATTAGTTTATGTTTAACTGTATTGCAACTTTTATATAGTAATCTACAGCTTGCTCATATTCATATTTCGCAAGATTATTTGTCTTACTTATGTAAGATAGTCTTTTTGCAAGACTTCTGTCTTTAAGCACAACAAATAATTTTAATCTTTTATCGCCTACTAACTTTAAAAAACTTTCAGAAAAATTTTCTGTGTATTTTAATATATCGAGACGCAATCTTTTTATTTCTTTTTCTAAAGAGAACATCTCTTCTTTTGTAAATGTATTTTTATGGGCACATACCCCATTTACTCGGGTTATGTCGCAGTTTGCCAGTTTTATAACTGTTCTTCTGTTTATTTCCGGCATATTTAAAACGGATATTATCCGCTCCTGTATTATTTTATCTGCGCTCTCTGAAATAGGATTTACCTTTTTATATTCTTCTCTCGAATATTGCTCAGGAATGTGACCTCTACTTTTCCATACTCGTAGAGTTTTTTCAGACAAATTGTATTTGTCTATTATTTCCCGTGCTATTTGTGCGTCGAAGTCCATATTATTCAAATTTATAATCGGTTGGTTTTTCTTAAGAAAACCATGGTAGAATTAGAACTTTAAAATACTTCCGGATATTCCTCCCTAAGCTGTTGTATAGCCCTGGTTTCAATGTCCATTAAAGCGCCTTCGTAATCGCCGGCAACTATTCCCCACGATGTACCGATTATATCTATTTTTACTCCAAAGTGTGCTGCAGCTTGTTCAATAACAGAAATAATATTTTCATAGTTTTCTGGGTTATACTCATTTTGGATAAGTAAGTCTTTTGTTTTCATGATCTTTATTTTTTAATTATTACTTGTTCATTTATTGCAATACAAATGTAATACCTATTTTGAAAAATACAATACTTTTTTCAAAGTATTTTCATGAAATGCGTTATTTGGATTTATTATAAATAATCGCTATTTTTGTCTTGTTGTTATGTAACAACACACATTAATCTGAACGGCGGGCATGAAATCTCCCAAAAAACCTAAATGTGAAAAATTAACTGCAAAGCAGGAAAAATTCTGTTATGAGTATTGCATTGACTACAATGCAACACAGGCCGCTATTCGTGCAGGGTATAGCCAAGATACGGCATCCGTGATTGGGTTTGAAAACCTAAGAAAACCTAACATTAAAAACAGAATTTCAGAAATGCAGAATAATCTTGCTGAAACGGCAGGAATATCTGCACTCCGGATATTGAAAGAACATGAGCGTATTGCATTTTCAAACGCAGGACAATTACGTGACGGATGGATTAGTTTGAAAGACTTCGAACAACTACCCGATTCCGTAAAAGCTTGCATACAGGAAATATCTACAAAAACAATAAAGAGGTATATCGGGGATGGTCCGGTAGAAGAGGAATATGTAAAAGTGAAATTGTATGACAAGCAAAAAAGCCTTGATAGCATTAGTAGGATGCTTGGCTTTGATGCTCCTGTAAAACAAGAGATAACCGGCAAGGACGGGAAAGACTTAATCCCAAAAATCGACATCGAGATTATTGACAAAAGGGAGGATGTAGAACATGAAGATACAAACTACTAAAATATTCTCCATTGTTGATAATGCTATTAATCAGTTTAATATTGTAGACGGACAAAAAAAGCGCAAATATACCACGATATCGGCGCAAGGCTCCAGCCGTTCGAGTAAGACATACAACATCCTTATAAGACTTATCACCTATTTATTACAGAATCCCGGTTTAAGATTATCTATCGTCAGAAAGACACTTCCGGCATTAAAGGCTACCGTATTTGTTGATTTCAAGGAGATAATGCGGAACATGGGAATATATAATGAGAGAGGATGTATGAACAAAACAGACTTCATCTATACATTCCCAAACGGTTCATGGATTGATTTTTTCTCTACCGATGATGAGCAGAAGATAAGAGGACGTAAGCGCGATATATTATTCGTGAATGAGGCTAACGAAATATCATTTATTGAATGGCAGCAGCTTAAAATGAGAACGACAAAGTTTGCCGTTATTGATTATAACCCGTCTTTTTCCGATGATCACTGGCTTTGTGAAATCAATAGAGACCCGCGCACCTATCATTTTATAACTACATACAAGGACAACCCATTTCTTGAGCAAACAATCGTTGACGAAATAGAGAGTTTGAAATATAAAAATGAATCCCTATGGCGGGTTTATGGGCTTGGATTGCAATGCCAAGTAGAGGGGCTTGTTTTCCCTAAATACACGTTAGTTGATTCAATACCGGATTATTGCAAGAAGCGCGGATACGCTAACGACTTTGGATATACTCATGACCCTACAGCTATAGTGAATGTTGGTTTGCTTGACAATAAGCTATACATAGATGAAATATGCTATAAGACGCACATGTTAGCCGACGACATAATAGAAGAGTTCAAAGGTGTGCCGAAGATGAGAGTTATTTCCGAAAGTGCAGACCCTCGACTGATTCAAGAAATATATAATGCTGGAATAAACATCTATCCTGTTGAGAAGTTCAAAGGTAGTGTGATGGCCGGCATTCAAAAAATGCAAGAATACGAGATATGTATTACTCGCAGAAGTTCGAATGTAATAAAGGAGTTTAATAATTATACCTACTTGCAAGACAAGGCTGGAAAATGGCTAAATGAACCGATTGACAAGTTCAACCATGCCATTGACGCAGTAAGATATTGGGTGCTTGCTGAAATATTAGGACATATTTACGACCGGAAAGTATTTTACGACAAAGATGAGTTTGATATTGATATATTATAACTGAAAATCACTATATTTGCATTGTCTTGTGATGTTACAAGGCACCCAAAACAGAACGGCAAGCCATGAATTTCTTATCTACTTTTTTCAATTCGGCATCAAACACTATTCAGAATGCTATCGGGATTAATCGGACTGTTGAAGAATTGATCCGGGATAGGGACATTTCAAAGGTCATTTCTTTGTTACAAAACAGGGACGAAGAGGTAAACGAGGCTATTTTAGAGTACAATCCGGATACGCATAAGATTATGCGTAAACAAGACAAAATTAGAATCGGGAGACCTCCTAAAGTCCTCGCAAAACTATCAGCTCCCTATCAGCAAATCATCAATGAAATAGAACTGACATTCATGTATGGGAACCCTCCGACATGGCAGCAGGATTCAGACGGAGCGGATAGAGCTTTCCAAGTTTATTCCGATGTACTGAAAAACACGCGATGGAACACCACACAGAGGGAGTTTAAGAGATTAGCCGGCGCGGAAACAGAGGCGGCAAAATTGTACTATGTTTACAAAAATGATGCTGGAGAGAAAAAGGTTGGTGTTAAAGTCCTCGCAAAAAGCAAAGGGGATGAATTAAGGCCGCTCTTCGACCAATACGACAACATGCTTTCTTTCGGGCATGGATATTACCTGTTGGAGGGGGTAAAAACGGTTTACCACTTCGATATATACTACCCGACTATTATTTACCGATGCAAAAAAACAAATGGAGCTTGGGAAGTTATAGCAAAAAAAAACGAGATAGGTAAAATCCCTGTTGTCTATGTCACACAAAACAAGGCTTGGTACGGCATTCAGCCTTTAATAGATAGAATCGAGGCACTCCGTTCCCGCGTATCCGATGTAAACGATTATGTTGCCGACCCGATACTAGTTATGTCTGCTGACGTTGCCGAATCTTTAAAGAGCAAAAAAGACACGGCAGGATTGCCGGACACTGAAAAAGCAGGAGGCGGTAAAGTGGTCGGCGTACCGAGCAAAGACAGCAAATTTGACTATCTTTCCGTAGATACGGCTGTCGATTTGAAAAGAGAAGAGATTAAAGACCTCGAAAAGTGTATCTATATGCTATCTATGACGCCGGACTTATCATTTGACGCACTTGTAGCAGCAGGCGCACCGACAGGCAGGGCGTTAAAAAGGGCTATGGCATTAGGCTACATGAAGAGGGCGAAGAATATGGAGATATACTACATTGCACATGAGCGAGAAGCAAGCATTATAAAGGCGATTATCGGGAATGTGCTTGACGTATCTTTAAAGTCAGAAGTTGAAAATCTTTCGGTTTCATGCCAGCTTGCCGAACCATTTCAGGACGATGTAAGCGAAAAGATAGCAGACATTATAAATCTTTATAGCTCTGAATTGATAAGCCGGGAAACCGCACTTACGTTAATCGACTATATCAATGACCCGAGTGTCGAGCTTGACAAGATTCTGAAGGAGATAAAGGAAAGGCAGGAACAACAGATTGAGGCGCAAGGCTCCTTATTAGGGGAATTTCAACGGGACCAAGAAAATGAAGAAGAGGAATAATTTATACCGATTTTGGCTTCATGTCCTCTCCGTGTTCAGAAATTCGTATCTTGAAGAATATCCGGATGGCAAAACAAAGAGAAGAGAAAGAAGAAAGAAAAGATGAAGACAGACGATTTAACACCCGAGCAGTTATATAACCTGTTGCTTGAATTAAACGCACAGACTGCAGCACGTTTGAAGCGTCTTTATTCCGAATTTTCAAAGGCAATAGCGAATATTCCGGGTGTTAAATCGTATCTATCCGGTAAAAAGTTGAAATCTTTCTCTGATATTAACGGAATAAAAGGCATCGACGGGAAAATAGACAAACTTATCGATGAAATATACTCTATTGTCACGTCGGCCCAAGAAACTGCATGGAGAATTGGTGAAAAAGTCACGGAAACGCTTGTATTAAGCAAGATTTCTACAGAATTAGCCGATAATTTGCGGAAATCCGGATTGTTTAAGCACCGGAATAAGGCGATGGATGCCTTTAAATTCAATAAAGATAAATTTGACATATCCACAAGGGTATGGAAAGACGGGATAAAGGCACAAATTGAAGAATCCGTACAACTTGCCGTGTCAAACGGAGAATCGGCGCAAAAACTAAGCAAGGATTTAAGGGAATATCTACAAGAACCGAAAAAACTATTCCGCCGAATAAGGGACAAGGAAACCGGAGAATTGAAGCTAAGCAAAGCGGCGAAGCAATATCACCCCGGGCAAGGCGTATATCGGTCTTCCTACATGAACGCAAGAAGACTTGCAGCAACAGAAATAAACAATTCTTACCGGATGGCTGAATGGGAAAGTTATCAAAACAATCCAGTAATTGTAGGCTTTCAAATCAGATTATCGAACAACCACACGCTAAAGAACCCGAAAACAGGAAAGCCGGAGCCATTTATTGATATATGCGACTATGCACAAGGCAGGTACCCAAAAGATTTCGTATGGTACGGATGGCATCCGCATTGCCGATGTATCATGACGCCGATATTCGCTACACAAGAAGACATTGCCGCTATGACGCAAGCGATATTAGACGGCAAAGAACCGACAACGGTAAAACCAAAGATGATAACCGACATACCAGATAAGTTCATCAAATGGTCACAAACTCATAAAAAACAAATATCGGGATGGAGTGCCCTACCCTACTACGTCACAAATAATCCTAAATATGCGGAAAAGTATTTCATTTATCCAAAGGTGTTCAAAGATTTGTAATTTTTATTTGGATTAAATAAAAATAATGTGTACATTTGCAATACTATCAGGTGTATGATGATGTACACTGCCCATTAAAATAACGGAATTACTAACAGAAAAGGCAAGCGCCTGATAGTTGTATTTATACTATCGGACGTTTGCCTTTTTTTATTCATCACGAATGAAAACAAAAATCCTATCTAAGCTAAAAACTAAGTATTCAAATTTAGGGTTTGGCGAAAAGGCTTTTGACGGAGTGGCCGATTACTTATCTAAAACCGTCACAGAAGAATCACAAATCGAGGCGGCAATCGCGGGGGTTGAACCCCTGTTGAAAGCATTTCAGGGCGATGTAGACAAGATAAGGACGGAGAAATCCGAACTCCAAAAGCAGTACGACGAACTGAAAGCCAAGCAGGACAAAGGGGGCGATCCTGAAAAGAAAGAAGAACCCAAACCGGACGATATGAAAGCCATGATTGCGGCGGCAGTTGCCGAAGCGGTCAAACCTTTTCAAGAGAAAATCCAATCTTACGAAAAAGACAAGGCAGATACCGACCGGAACACTTTTATCTCTTCCGAAGCCAAAAGGCTGGGTATCGACGAATCAGACTTGAAGTATCTCAACGTGCCGGCAGAACTTGATAACGCTGGGATTACGTCACATCTAACCGCATATAAACAGCACATGGTAGACAAAGGCATTCCGGAAAGAGGTGGTTTTCCGCAAAACAAAGGCGAAATCACTCAAGAGCAAGCCAAGGAAATTGCGGATAGTTTATTAATCTAAAATCAGAAGGATATGACAGTAGTAAATTTAGTGAATGAGCCACAAGGAGTCATTACCGGTAACGACAATATCGTTATCGTGAATCACTTTGACGGCATCCGTGGCGGTCGCTCGCTTGACTTGACAGGATACACGGAGAAATTTGTAAAAGCCGGACACATTCTTATTGAAACGTCAGACGGCAAGATTCAGCCTCTGCCTGTCAGCGAGGAAGCATATACCCCACTTGACGATGAATCAGTGTCGAAGTATTATGGGATTCTCGTAGCAACCATCCCGGCAAGCAAACCGTTTGCCGCTATCATGACGCGAGGCACCATCAACCCAAAAGCAGCACCATACACCATGAGTGCCGAGCTTATCGCCGCATTGAAGACCGCATTACCGTTAATCGATTATCAGGAGGACTAAGACATGGAAAAATCACTTTACTTTGATTTGATTCAGAAAAACTTCCCGAAGCTGATTTTGGCTATTGTGGAAAAACTGAACGACAAGAATCAGACGCAGCTGTCTTATATGTTCAAGCAGTTGCTTAAAACGGATTATTCCGTAGATGGCCGTTGGGCATCCCTTACGGGACAATATACGCGGGTTGCCGCCGATGTGGTTGCAATGGATTCACCGCTTCCGTTGAAAAAGCGTGATTCGTTGGAGAAAGCAAGCGGAGAACTTCCAAAGATGGGCATGGAATTGTTCCTTAACGAAAAGCAGATGACGGACATTGATACGTTACTCGCACAGGGATTTGATGAAAAAACCATCATCGCCAAAATCTTCGAGGACACTCCGCGCGTGATTGCCGGTATCTGGGAGCGTATCGAATTGATGTTCTTGCAAGGCCTGTCTACCGGTGTGGCATTGGCAGATACTGACAATGTAGGCACCGGTGTACGTGTGGATTACGGATACCTTACCGCAAATAAATTCGGCGTCAAAGTCGTTTGGGAAGGGAATACGTCCACATCAAAGCCTATTGATGACATCCAGAAAGTTGTCAATAAGGCACGGGAAGACGGCAATGTTATCATCGGAGCTTATGCCGACCAGGCATGGTTTGACAACTTCAACGCATCTGACCAAGTACGCCAGCAGTTCGCATTCTTGCAGGGATTTGTCGGCACGAGTATTCCCGTACTTGACAATACACAGGCAAACCGTGTGATGTCAAGCAGATTCAACTTTTCTGTCACCAAGATTGACCGTACTATCAAGACAGAAAAGAACGGAGTACAGACAAACAACACACCGTGGAAGAAGGGAACGATTGTATTTGTCTGCGACCGTCAGCTAGGTTCCTTGGTATGGTCGCGTCTCGCAGAAATGAATCACCCAGTACAGGGAGTGAACTATCAGACGGTAGACCAGTATTTGCTTGTTTCTAAGTACCGGGAAAATCGTCCTTCTCTGCGTGAATATACCACCTCGCAGGCTCGTGTCGTTCCGGTAATCGCGAACGTTGATAGAATCTATACAATGGACACCACAACTGTACAGGCATGAAAATAAGGATTTTATCGGATTTCAGAGACAAATACGACTATTCCCGGTTATACAAAGCCGGGGATGTTGTAAAGTTCCAGAACGAACGGGCGAAGGAACTTGTAAAGCTTGGTTTGGCTGAACCATTAAGGGAGAAGGAGGAAGAAATCGAAGATAAGGAAGAATCTCCGGAAGAGGAAGAAAAGCCAAGGACATTTAATTTGATGTAATATGACCTACAAGGAATACATAACCACAACATTATCAAAATTCTACATATCTCCGGAAGAGATTGATGTAATAATGCTGAATCAGAATATTACGCCGGATGAAGATGTAGACCCTAAGATTGCCAAAATGGCGATGTACAAGGAGTTTTCACAAATCCTTCCGGTAGCGAATATGAGCGAGGGGGGAGCATCCACATCATGGAACATGAAGAGTGTTTTGTTATGGTATTCCTTGTTAGCGTCTGAACTCGGAGAACCGGACATGACAAAGGAAGATAACACGATTAAGGACTATTCAGCGTATTATTGATGTACAATTATCCGGACAAAATAGAGTTATCAACGTCAAGCGCAGGAGGAGGAACATCTGGTTCGATTGACTATGACGGAAACGGAGACCCGATATTCGGAGGTGGAGACAGTGGAGGAGAAGAAGGCGGTGGAGGGTTTGAATTTTTGTCCGATTGCCGCATTGAGGAGAACAACTCATATTCGCTTAGCGGGACTTATATCTATTCTTTCAATGTCTACTTGCCTAAATCTTTTGATGCTGGAAAGCTGCCTAAAAAAGGGGCAACAATAAGATTGACAAAGAAAGATAAGACCGTGAACGAAGTGGAGGCTACAGTAATCGATAGCCGATCGACAAAATTTAACTACGTGATAAAGACATGAAAAGCGGATTATCATATAGTAAAAACAAGTTTAATCAAGTTCTTGGCATACTTGATGAATCAATTGGCCGAGTGGAAGAGGCAATAAAATTCACATTAAAAACCGTTGTCGGGGGAAAGGCTGTAGCTCATGCGAAATCATACGGAAATTTCACAGACCGAACAGGTAATTTGCGCAGTTCAATCGGTTATGTGCTGGCAAAAGACTGTGATATTATTGATGTAGGAGGATTTGAATCTATTTCAGGTCCGGAGGGAAACAATGGAGAAGGTATAAGTGAGGGGAAAAAATACGCGGAAGAGCTTGGGAAGTCTTCCGGCTCAGGATACACACTTATCATCGTTGCCGGAATGAATTACGCAGAGTATGTCGAAGCAAAGGGATATAATGTCTTGACTGAAACCGAATCGTATTTAGTAAGCCAGATAAATGACGTTATCGACAGGATATTAAAACAAGCAGGATTCAAGAAATGAAAAAGAGCGAGTTGGAAACAGAAATATATAATCTTCTGAAAAACTCTAATTTAAGAGTTTTCAAGGAAGATACACGCGACCCTAATTATAGGGGAGAGTACATCGAAATCATCCCGCTTGAATTTGGCGAAGAAAGATTGTTCAATTCTTCTATCGTAAACGTCAATATCCATATCCCCGATGTACAAGGCATAAAGAACTCCAGACGGCTTGATAGTGCTTACAACGAGATAAGGCCGATATTCCGAAGAGATAAAGACGCGACAGGTCAGTATTACACGAATTACAGTGGATTCCAGTTTTCCATTGTGTCAAGCAAGGATTACAAGGAAGACAACGGTACGCATTTCAGAAATTTAAGAATAAAAGTAACTTATTTAAATCTATAATTATGGCAGATAGAGTTGTATATGGCATTAAAAGCCTAAAGTTTATGCCGGCAGTTATAACCGGAGAAAATGCCGGTTCTTTTCCGGACTTTTCCGAGGCATTAGCATCGTTATACGACATGAAAATGATTGTTCCCGATTCATTCAACATGAATCAGGAAGATCCGGAAAAATTGGATGTTGAATGGGAAGAGGTGGAAGACATTGCTATGAGCATACAGACGCGAAAAGGCACACGCTCATTTACGGTGTCTACAAATGATATGTCGGAAGAGGCATTTAAATATTTCCTTGGGTGGCAAAAGTCGACAGAAGAAGATGACCCGAACAAAGACTGGGAAGTTGAGCCGGTTTCTTTCATGTTACCTCCGCAGGCTGTGGAATTGGAAACCATGCCAGCCGATAAATATCCAGGTATTATCCGGCAGTGGGCAAAAGTTGAAGTCGTTGTAAAAGAAACCGGTGTTGTGGGAAAATCCGGGTTGTCTAACCTCGAATTGACCTGTACCATCATGGCGAATTTCAATAAAGACAACAAGCAGATTCCGGGTTCGAGAAGAAAACAGGTGGTTTCCGCCTAATTACTAATGAGGGGGAAATAAATCCCCCTCTAATTTTATAGACATGGAAACATTAGAGCAACAAGTAGCAAAAGAAATAAATGAAAAGGACACGGTAATACATATTGGAGGCGAGGAACTGAAAGTAAAACCGCTCACACTCGGTCAGATTATTGATATATCAGCGGAGATAGCAGAGCTAAAAGGCATTTCGGAGGAAGACCAAGGGAAGGACGTGCTGACGGTAATGTTAGACCACCTTGACGATCTCGAAGTGCAATTGAACATCGCCCTTATCGTATTATATAGAAATGAAGAGGACAGGATAGAGAACAAGAAGTTTATCCGTAACAATCTCGATGAAAAGGCAATGACCGAATTGCAGGAGTTGTATGTAGAACGCCTGAACTCTCCTTTTTTTTTGACCAATATAATTTTCCTTCAAGGTTTGAATCTGACGAAGAAGACAAAAACGACAGTCCTTGGGCAATAATATTCGGCGCCATGAAAGGCCTAGGGTTAAGCTATCATGAAGTGTTGCATGAAATAAGCTGGCTAAATATCCAAATGTTATTAAAGTGCCAACCCTCCTACTCCACCGATAAAGACAAACCGAAACAAGTACACGCAAGTCAAATATTTTAAATTATGGCAGACGGACAAATGAATATACGTGTCAATGTTGATTTGAACGACATGAGGCGCAAGGCGGAAGAATACCGGAAAGAAGTAACAAAGATGGGGGTGATAACCGATGAATCCGGAAATGTTATCAGCACGGCATGGATGCGAATGAAACAAGCTGCTACGGCATATCTTGGAATGGACATAGTAAAAAGAATAGCTATGACACGTGGCGAGTTTCAGCAATTGGAAGTTGCATTTAAAACTCTTTTAGGAGCAGAAGAACCCGCCCTAAACCTTATGAATCAATTAGTCGAAACAGCCGCTACAACACCTTTTGATTTAAAAGGAGTAGCAGACGGTGCAAGGCAGTTGCTTGCATACGGATTTGCTGCTGATGAAATAAACGATACTCTTATAAGATTAGGAAATGTAGCTGCCGGTCTTGGATTGCCGCTTGAACGTTTAACATACCTATATGGAACAACGGCTGTACAAGGTCGATTGTATGCAATAGATATGTTACAATTCCAGTCGTCTGGTATACCTGTCCTTCAAGAGCTTTCCAAGATGTATGGAAAGACTACAAGCGAAATAAATGACATGGTGACGGCCGGGAAAATTGGGTTTGATGACATTAAAAAAGTATTTGAGGGAATGACAAACGAGGGGGGTAAATTCTATGCCTTGATGGAGGGTCAATCAAAAACAATCATAGGTCAAATATCAAATCTTGGTGATGCGATAGATATGATGTTTAACGAAATCGGACAGGCGAATGAAGGTATTATTTCCGATGCAATTTCTGGAGCTTCATATCTTGTTGAAAATTACGAAAAAGTATTAAGTATATTAAAGGTACTTGTTGCTACCTACGGAACATACAAAGCCTCATTGATAGCCGTAGCTGCTGCGCAACGTGTATCCGTTACGATTCAAAATATCTCTGCATGGATTTCCCTTGCTAAAGCGATCCGGACGGCAAAAGATGCCCAGATTGCTTTCAATCTTGCTACAAAGGCAAATCCTTACGTTTTATTGGCTACAGTCCTAATTGGTGTTGGTACAGCCTTATATCAGTTCACAAAGAAAACAGATGCTGCAACTGATGCTCTAAAGAAATTCAATGAAGAAAGTAAAAAAAATGCAGATGATACAGCTACATTTATAACTATTACAAGGGACGAGAACCAATCCATTGCTGCGCGACAACTTGCATTAGATAGTTTAAGAAAAATGTATCCAGGTTATTTTGATAACATGAATTTGGAGGCTTTAAAGGTGATAAATCTGACAGAATTAAATAATCAACTTGCAAAAGCGACCAGAGAACGATCAAAAGCACAATCTGAAGAAAGTATAAAAGAAACAGAAAAAAGTATTAATTCAATTAAGCAGCAAATTGACTTTCTAAATAAAAATGCCGTACAGGGGCGTGGTGAAAGATTAATCAGAGCCAATAAGCAACTTCAAGAATTACAAGACAAGTTGGCCGGACAGCATTCTATATTGAATAAAGTAAATTCTGATATAAAAGCCCAGGAAGACGCCGAACGCCGGGCAAAAGAAGAAGCGGAAGCACATGCAAAATCTGTAGAAAAAACCGTAAAATGGTATGAAGAACAAATAAAAACCCTCAAAGAAGCTCAGGAAACATCAACAACAAATAAACAATTCAATGACTATCAAAAACAGATAGACCAGCTTACAAAAGAAAAAGAAACTATAACCGGAGCTTCTAAAGCTACCCAAAAAGCAGAGGAAGAAAGAATCAAAACAATCAAGCAAATTGATGAAGAACTTCTCTTTCTCCGTAAGCAAAACCAGCAAGCCCAAATCGACCTTATGCAGGAAGGTACAGAAAAAGAACTTGCACAAATCCGGTTAGACTATCAGGAAAAGATTGCTGAAATTAAAAAACTTGCTGACGATTGGGCGGCAAAACAAGGCGGAACACTCACGACTGAGCAAACAGTGCAAATTTCTACGTCTTATTCTACTGTAAAGCGAAAAAGAGAACAAGACGAATCTGATGTGTACAAAAAACAGACCGATGAATTAAACGAACTTTTAAAACAATATCAGTCATACCAGCAACAACGCCTTGATATAGAAAGAAAATATAATAAAGATATTGAAAAGCTACAAGAAGAACTTGCAAAAACAACAGAAGAAAGCGAAAGAAACAGGCTTGAAGAATCCATCCGGGTAGCAAAAGAAAAAAAGAAAACCGAATTATCCGGACTTGACCTTGAACAATTTCAAAAAGAAATCGACTGGTCATCTGTATTCGGTAATCTTGACAAATTATCTACTGATGCTTTAAAAAAACTCCGGGACAAAATAAAGGAATACCTTTCTACGGTAGATGATTCTATTAGTAAAGAAGATTTTAAAACTGTTGTTGATGCCTTTGAAAACCTTGACGCAACTATTACAAACAGAGAGCCCCTTGAAGAATTAGTAAGCGGATATAGAGATTACAGAAAAGCAGTAGAGGAGGTTACAAAGGCAAAAAAAGAGATGGATAAAGCTGACAATCCAGAGGCAAAAGAAAGAGCTGTAAAAAATCTTTCCGCTGCTGAGAAGAAAAGAGCTGAATCCCTTAGTAAAATAACACAATCCGTTAATGCAATAGGACAACAGGGTCAGCAAGTAATTTCTGCCGGGAATGATCTTGTAAATATGCTTACTAATTTAGGCATTGAAATCCCTGAATCTATTTCTGGAGCATTAAGCGGATTGGGACAGGTAGTGGATGGATTAGCAGAAATTGATATAACCAAGCCAATGAGTGCTGTAACTGGTGTAATTCATACATTAGCAGGCGTTACAAAAACGATTGGCAGTATATTCGGGTTAGGATCAGATAACGGAGTAGCACAATATAAGGCGTTAAGAGAACAACTAGAGGCTATAAATGATCTATACAAAAAAATCATTGATAAATCAAAGGAAAAAATTGTATTTGGAGGTGGATTTGCATCGGTAGAGGCAGCGAAAGAAGCTAACGAAGCGCTAGAAAAGCAAATAGAAAATTATAGAAGATTAGCGGAAGTAGGAGGTAAAGCAGGATCAAGTGCAGGCTCACATAGTTATGCTTACCGGGCCAACGAAAGGCTTAAGAAATCATGGAATGATATTTCAAAGTCTATAGGACAAAATATTTCCAGTGTACAACAAATGTATGAATTATCTGGGGAACAGTTAGAGATTATACGAAGAGATTTCCCCGAAGCGTGGAGTAAAATACCTTCTGAAATAACTGAAAATTTAGATGCAATCATTGACTGCAACGATGAAGCCAAGGAACTTGCGAATACATTGCAAGAAGCACTAACTGGCATATCCTTCGATAGTTTTTATAATGGATTTATTGATTCACTTTCGGATATGGATGCTTCCTTTGAAGATATGTGTGATGACTTTGAAGGATATTTGCGAAAATCGATTATAGCCGGTCTAATCGCAAGTCAGTACAAGGGAAGAATAGAAAATCTGTATAAAAGTTGGACAGAAGCAGCAGAAAGCGAAAATAAGATTACTGCAAAAGAGGCAGAAAAATTGAGGGATGATTATCAAGATATAATCCAAGATATGATTAAAGACCGGGATAATTTGGCTAAAACTTTTAATTGGGAAAGTTCTCCGGAAGAATTAAAACGCCAAACCGGCACCATATCCGAAACAATTACGGAGAAAACTGCAAATGAATCAATGGGAATATGGAGAGGTTCCTACGATACATTAAAGGCTATCAGCCAGCAGACAACGATATTTCATGAAACATACAAGTCTACAATGGCCACATGCAACTCCATACTGAACACGATAGCGAGGAATACCGGAGAAACGGCGAATAATACTTCCGTCTTGTCTGATATGCACAACACATTGAAAAACATGGACGGAAGACTACGAACAATTGAAAGTGAATCAAGTAAAAGATACGCAAGATGACGGATTTTTATTTTGAATAATTCTAAATAATAATTATATTTGCATCAGTATGTGATGACACATACCACCCAACACCGGACGGCATGGCAGAATATTATATTAATAATACTCCTATTTCCCAATTCGGGATAATTCCAACAAAATCAAATGGCAATATTGCCATTTCTGGATGCTTCAATCTTCCGAAAAGAAAAGGGACTACTTACTACGATTGGGTTACAGACAACAGCGTGGAGCCTTATGTGGAGAGTGAAGATATGGATTTTGACAGCCGGGATATTTCAATAACAGGAAATATCGTGTCTGATTCTGACTCTTCTCTTCCTTTAATAAATGATTTCATGAACGAGTTGCCGGAGTTATTTACGTTGTCATGCAAATGGGGAAGCTGGAGTGTAAAATGCAAAAGTACGACCATCGAAACCTTTACAAAATCGGCTTGCAAAATAACGATTAAATTCATAGAACCTCTTGTTAATTTATCTGGGACACTCCCCTCTCCCACCGAAAACGGGGAGATTGACGGATACAAATGGACTTCTTTCGGATTATATCTGAAAGAAATATCAAACTATCAGGGAATCGGTGCGCCAAAATCGTTGAGCACAACCCAAAATCCGTCTTATTCACTTTATTCAAAAGGAGGGCAAGAGAAGACGGAGATAACCGTTTCCGGTATGATAATAGCTGAAAATACAGAGCAATTCAAGGAGAGAATCAAATCATTATATGCCCTATTTGGGAAAGCCGGAATAAGAACTATCAATTACAGAGAAAGAGAGATTAAATGTTTTTGCACGAATGGATTTTCTGTACAAAACGTTTTTTCTATCGGGAAAGTATACGCTGATTTCAGTTGCAAATTAATCGTAATATCGAATGAAAGGATATAGCATATATAGAGATAATACCGTTATTTACGAATTTGTCGTTGATGATACCATCTCGAAGTCATTAAGCGGAAATAAATATGTTTCGTTCACTATTTCGTCAAAGAATGATCTTGACTTAAAGATAGGCGACTATGTTTTAGTCGGGAATGAAAAGTACGAGATTTTCGGGCCTATTGATATAGAGGAAAGTAACGGAGTGTTTACCTATCCGCTTACGTTCTATTTTCAAGGATATAAGCTGAACAATTCCATCATAACGGACGAAGGAGCGACAACATTTGCCTACCATGGAGAGGTCAGCGACTTCATGACATTGCTGATTGATTCCTTGAACGAGGACTATCCGGAATTTACCCTTGGAACCATTCAGAACGGAAGTATCCTTGATTTGAGCTTTGACAATAGTAATTGCATGGCAGCACTCCAAACGGTATGCGAGAATGCCGAAATGGAGTGGGACATTACGGGAACCGTGATAACCGTCAAGAGGAGAATCGGAGAAGAAACCGACTATGTGTTTGAATATGGGAAAAACAAAGGAAGCTACTCCGTGAAACTCGCAAAGGTCGCTAATGCTTCCGTAACCACTCGAATGATAGGGAAAGGCGGCACTCTGAATCTTCCGGCCGACTATGATTCTCCGGACAGCCCCAAAAGGTTGAATTTGGGTGATGAAGTCATTGAAAAGAACGTAGAAAAGTACGGAAAGATTACCGGGGTGTATGTGAATGAAAACATCTACCCTCGCTTGATTAATAAGACGGTGTTAGGCGTGACCGTTCCGGAAAACATAGAGGAAGCCGGAAGTTGGAAGATAAAACTTGATATTCCTTTCAATCTGTCTGAATACTATGCGGAGAATGAAATCCCGGTAGTCAAGTTTCAGACGGGGGATTTGACCGGGTTGAACTTTGAGATAGTGGAAAACAGCTGGAACAATACCGACAAGACGCTTTCAATTATCGTAAAAGAGGAAGAAGACGGGTATTATCTTCCGAATGCAAACAGACAGCCACGTGTCGGAGACGTGTTTGTCCTCCTTAACATCAATATGCCGCAATCTTACATAGATGAAGCAACACAGGAATTGAGGGAGGCAACACAAAATGAGCTGAACAAAAAGTGTGAACCGCAATACGCCCCGTCTCTATCAGTTCAAAAACACTATATCAAGAAGAAAGGAATATCACTGAATATCGGTGATGGAATTACCGTAAAAATAGGCAGGCGGAATATCACGACAAGAATTATCGGTACTACTGAAACAAGCGATGATATAAGGGTTGAATTGGGCGACCAGATGCTTTATACCTACGACACTAAGGTAAATAATACAATAGAGCAGATACAATTCACCTTAAAGCAGCTTATCAATATAGATGATATAAAAAGGCTCTTCTATAACCTTATCAATGCGTGGTATCCGAAGTGGTTCAATCAAAAGTTACATAAAGACGCGGACGTTGAATTTAATTCTGTGAAAGCGGCTGAATTAGTCCAATCCGACAATTTCTCATCCAAGAATTTCACCTCCGGAGCGCTTGGTAGCGGACACAGAATAAAAGACGGGAATGCTGAGTTTCAGAATCTGACGGTAAGGGGTCAGTTCAGCGTGTTTGAGTTTCTGATACAGCAGGTAAAGGCAATCGGCGGGAAGTTCTGTGTCTCTCCGGCAGCTATAAAGACGGGAAGTGTAGAGGAGACAGAGAATGGGTACAAGTGCTTTTTCAATACTGACAGCGGGACGATAATAAATCCTTTCGTAGTGGGCGACCAAGCTTTTCATCAAGTTTTTGACGGGCAGAAAATGAAGAGATATTGGCGTCTTGTCACGGAGGTAGGCGCGGATTACTTTGTCTTGTCAAAAACGGATTGTGAGGCGAATAGCGGTATCCCGGAGGCTGATGAAGAAATAGTATTATTAGGAAACCGGACAGACATAAACCGCCAATCCGCGATAATGATTTCGGCGCATGACAACAATTCGCCTTACATTGCTTTCTATGCTGGGATAAACTCCTATTCTTTTGAAGGGAAAGAACCGATGCGGACGGGTAATTTGAATGGCATAGTGGATGAAGATTTCGGGCAGTTGACAGGATTCGGATTGTATTGTCAGAACGTTTACATGAAAGGGGTGTTCAGACTGATGTCCGGCAAAACGGTGGAAGAGTCCATCGGAGACGTGCAGAGTAATCTGGACAACCTCCAGGTAGGAGAAACCAACCTTCTTGACAATAGTAACAAGGGATGGAAGAATAGTTATTATCTAACAGCGACAATTTACTTAGGAGATTACAAACCCAAAGAAGGAGAAGAATGTACAATTGTTATTAAAGGGAAATTAGGAACTGATAAAACATATTTTCGCATATTTAATTCAGGTGGTTCGGTTGTATTAACTGGATTATTCCGAAATATGTTTAATGCAGATAATATTGCAACAAGAACCTTTAAATGGAAATTAGAACAATCATCGGTCGTTGCTGATAATAAATTCATTAATATATATGCATACGAATCAAGTGTAGTTGCAGAATCTGAAATAGAGTGGGTAAAACTAGTATTAGGCAATAAAACTTCGCTATTGTGGACCCCCTCTATCAACGATCAGAGGCAGATTGCAATAGATGAAGCGGGAAAGGTTGTTGATGGGATACAGATAGGAGGAGTAAATATATTGAAAGGTAGCACTACGGGAATATTATGGGATTTCAGCACGCACAATGGGACAGAATTTTCAAGAACTGGCACATCAACAGCCGAAAATTCATATATATACAGCGATTATATCATATTGAAAGGTGATACCGAAATCGTCCTTTCTTTTTATGCAAAACATGTAGGTGTTTTAAACAATTTTGATTTATATATACTTCCGGATGATTTTAATACATACGGATTAATAGCAAAAGGATATCAATCCGGCGAGGATTGGGTTTATAACGTACTTAAACTAAAAACTCCTTCCAAGTGGGGTGACGGGAAAAGAGTAAGATTACGTATTGACCACAATGGAAGTCCAGACGGTAGTAGTGCAACAATCTATGTAAAAGATGTACAAATTGAATATGGAAACAAAGCGACAACTTATTCTGTCCCTGAATCTGATAGAAAGGAAATAGCAAAACAGCAAGGGCTAGAAGGCGGACAGGAAGCAGTAAATGGATTACAGATCGGTTCCCAGAACCTTATATCCAAAAAAATGATGTTGAAGTGGAATGAGAAGAACAAGAATATTGCGGTCTGGGGGCAGGATGAAGACGGGGTGTATCTCAGGATAAATGAAGCACTACTGCATAAAAAATGGGTGGGCAGCAATGAAATTGCTAATCCGGTATTTGATTTGCAATTCAAACCCGATACACAGTATGTATTATCTGTTGAATGGAAACTTGCAGCAGTACAAAATTACGATGGACTTGCTTTCAGGATATTTTACACTGATGGAACGGCAGAATGGCATGGATTAGCAGGAACAATAATCACAAAAACAATCGCCAGATTAATTACGAAAGCCGGGAAAACAGTGCAGAAAATATCTGCGTCATACGGAAGCAGTAAAGCCAATACACTAATCTACAACATCTCCCTAATCGAAGGCAATAAACCCCTGCAAGGCTTTCCAGTAGCAGAAGAAGATCAGACAGGGGCAAATAATGTTAACCTCGCAGATGGTACAAAAGGACCGTTTACAGTAGAGGCTGGAGCTAGCAATGCTGGCCATAAAAAACTATATATGCCCATAATAAAACCGAATACGGTTTATTATGTGAATGCCAAAAATATAGAAATCTTATCTGGTAATATTAGTAAGTGTGATTTTATTTTTTATGATAAATCTGTCAGTTCTTGGTTAACGACTACTTATCATCATCTTTATGATAAAAATGGTGGTATTTTGATTACCAAAAATGATTTTGAAGCTCAGGAAGGGTATTTACTTTGTTACGCCGGGGAATCAGGGTATACCGCTGGGAATTCGGTTCGTTTTACAGAAGTAATGCTAGTGGAAGGTTTTCTGCCTGCTCTGGTATGGGCTCCTTCTTTTTCTGAACAACAGACCGGTATAGACGCTGCAAATAGTGCCGCAAAGTTAGCCCAGCAAACCGCAGAAAATGCTCAAATAACTGCAACAGAAGCAACAACCAAGCTAAATAACTGGGCCTCTGATTCTCTTATATCTCCTCCTGAAAAACCCGCAATGAGACAGCAGCAGGCAGATATTCAGGCTGAGTATAAAGAGATAAAAGCCAATGTGGAAAAATATAGCCTAACCGACAATGCGGCTTGGATAAATTATAATAATGCATATTCCCTGGCTAATACGGCACTTACAAAATATACTGCTTCGTCTCCGGAAAACATTACAATATCGTCAGACTATTCTAATATAGCTGCATATTATCCGAAACGGCAAGAAATCCTAAATGTTATTTCATCTGCGGCAATTGATGCTGCAAAAGAATACACAACTCTTAAAACATATCGTGAAACAGAGATCGACTTAAGGGCTGAAAAGTGGGATCAGGACACATATTATCCGGTAACTATTAAAATACCAACTTATGAGACAATGATAGAAGTTACTGCGATGTGGGCTGCTTCAAAACCAGAATGGGTAACACATAGCGACGGTTATTTTTCAATGAACTGTGTATGGCGTAGTAACGGGAGTTTATGGGGGGCATTTACTATTAAAAGAACAATTGAGGTTTTCGAATATAAATTTACCAAGGAAATACCCGATACTACCCCAGTGCAATATATACTCCCTGCCGGCAGTATTGGGCAACTAACTAGTAGTAGCGAAGAATTTATTTATCTTCGTGGAGGTGGTAGGTACCTATTTAAAATCGGGAACAATTGTGTAGCAGTAGTACACGATAGTCGTTATACGGCTCCAGATGGGACAGCTGTTGCTCCTGTTGCTTCGGTAATCAGGCCTGTTCCCGACTTGGAAGCACTTGATTATTTAAAAATAGCTTTAAAAGAGGAAACTACAATAGAAGGTGGTCTTATTTCAACTAGTTTGATAAAAGTAGGGGCGAAACAGAATGGCGTAAATTGGAATGAAAGAGCTGGGATTTGCGGAATCGGAGATACAGACAACAGTATAAGGTTCTACGCTGGAGGTGATTTGGATTCAGCAATAAGGCGTGTTTCAGGGGGAGATGGTACAAAAGCTAATTTTGTCGTGACACAAGCCGGACGGTTGTTTGCATCAGACGCGATTATAGAAGGAAATATTACTGTAAAGAATCTGACAACAGCAAGTGGGAAAGTCGTTATAACAGAATCGGGCCAACTTGTTGCTTCTGACGCCGAAATACATGGAAGGATAATAGCAACGTCGGGAGAGTTTACAGGAAAAATTACAGCGACAGAAGGAGAAATTGCCGGACTGAAATTAAGCAATAATGGATTGAGATCATCTGATTTCAATGCGAGTTCAAAAATAGGCTCTTGTTATGCTAAAAATGGTTTTTCTGTATATGCATCAGGGGCTGGTGTACTTACCCCTTCAATAGGTGGAATGCAAGCCGGAATAATAACAGCAGTAGGAGATTTTATAAGTCATATAACTGGATTGGAAATAATTGCCAAGGAAACATCGTATAATTATGGATCATCTTCAAAAGTTACTGCCTTAAGAATACAAGCTGAGAACAGATATTACGGTACTCCATTTGATCCACCTCTTGCGATAGAGGTAGTTTCTGGAGATGTATTATTCGGTGGTAAAATGACAGTTAATAATACATCTATCTTTAGAGGTCAAATATATTTAAATCTTAATAACATACCAAATATTTCAGGGGCTTCGAATTATTACCTATGTATAAATAGATCAACCGGACAATTAAGTTACAGATAAATTATAAAAAACATGGAAATTAACTATTTTATTTCAGCAAAAGCAACGGCAACGGTACAGAATATAAATGTATTGCTGAGTGCAGAGTATCAAAAAGAGCAAGCACCGGAAGTTATCTCCGTAGTAGCAAACGGATACTTGGACGACGGGAAGAAATTCATGAATGCAACCCTTAAATACAATCCTAAGTCCGAGGATTTCAATTCGATTAACGGATCAAATGTTGACTTGGGTATTATTCAGGGGATTGTTCCATTAATTACGGAATTTTATAGAAAGATTACTGAAACATTCACTAACTACTAACAAAATGAAATATAGTTTTGACGTAAAAGATGTATCAGCAATTGATTTGTTAGGTAATAATTATATCCAATTGCTGGAAGAGAATCAAAATAAAGGCATTCATCAACTTGTCGGAAATGCCGTGTATGTGTGCACAAACACAATTGAAATGCATGAAATTGCCAAAAAGATATTCAACGGGGAAGCTGTGGATATGAATGAAAATGAGACAGAATTATTCAAAGCCTCAATAATGGATTCAACCTGGCATGTTTTTATTAAAAACGCTATTATCTCTGCAATCAAAAACAAATAAAAAAGAGGCCGCCCTCGCGACCTCTATAAATATTTCCCAAGCAACCCCAAGTCAATCTTATGTTGCAAATTTACAAAGTTTTTTTTGAGAATACAAAAGAATAATTTAGAAATATAAAACAATATGAACAAAGAGGAATGGAGAAGGTTAATAACCGAAACGCTGAAAGAAACAGGCTTGTACTCTGACAATGCAAGAGATCTTATCATGGGGACGTTTGCTCAGGAAAGCAATTTTAAGTACACCCGGCAAATTGGCGGTGGTCCGGCTTTAGGATATGGGCAGATGGAGCCGGCAACCTTCAATGATATTGTGGTTAATTTTCTCCGGCATAAACCGGAACTAATGGGGAAAGTAATGAAAGCATCCAGTGTTGTAACTTTGGAACCTGAAATGCTTGTAGATAACAAAAAGCTGATGATCTGTATGACCCGCATACATTATTTGCGTGTAAAGGAGGCATTACCTTCGAATAAGGATGTTTGGGCGATGGGTGAATACTGGAAACAATATTACAATACGCCATTAGGCAGAGGGACCGTAAAGGAGTTTGTCGAGAACTATAAAAAATATTGTTTATAACAATGTTTCGGGAGGGGATAGAAGTACCACATTTAAATTAAGATTATGAGTGAAAGAAACACAATTTCGGCAATGGTATCAGTATTCATGAGTGGTTTTATGGATTTTATCGAACCTTTAAAATGGTTCATGTTGCTTGCACTGATATTAATTATCGTAGACCTGAGGTTTGGGATAGCGGCATCCAAGAAAAGGGGTGAAAGAATCCGGTTTTCACGGGCTGGGAGAAGGACTATCAACAAAATGGTAGATTACTTATGCTGGATTCTTCTTGCCGGAGCTATAGGGAAGACATTTGGAGAACCTTTTGACATTCCGCTGCTTCCTTCTATTGTCCTGTTGGTCATATACGGGTTTGAGATAAATTCCTGTTATGGGAATTACTTTGAAGCTCACGGTCGGCATGTAAAGGTCGATATTTTTAAATTTTTCAGGCGGAAGTCTGATATTATTGACATAGAAGAAAAAACAGAAAAATGAGGATAATAATTATACTGATAGCCCTTTCTATATTCTCCTGCCGGAGTATTCAGTACGTGCCGGTAGAGACAGTAAAGACAGAGAAAGAATACATTGACAAGATAAAGCGGGATAGTATCTATGTACGCGACAGTGTATTTGTTCTTGTTAAAGGCGATACAGTTTTCAGGGACAAATATCATATTGTGTATCGTGATAGGCTTATGCATGATACGGTAAATATAAGCAAAACAGATAGCATCGCGGTCCCCTATCCGGTTGAAGTTGTAAAAAACAAAGTACCAAGCATTATGTGGTGGCTTATCATTTTACTGGCAGCATTCAGTATACCGTCTGTATTAAAGATTATCCGGTTTATCCGGGGCAAAATATAAAAAGAAGCCCCACTTCAAAAATATAGCGTACCACCACTACATCCTGTCTGTAAGACTTCTTTCGGGGAGTTTTACGGACAGGATTTTTATTGGTTGCACTTTTTTGAGAAAAATTTATGAAAAAATTACAAAGGCCGAGTACGATGGTGCGTAACAAACAAGTTATCAGCATATATGAAGAATTAAAAAATTCAGAAAAATATTCAGATTTTTTCCATTTGCTCCCACGCTCTTTCATATATGATAAAATAAAGGAACAGACCGGGCTGTGTCACAAGACAATTGCTGACATACTAAATCACCGCGAAAAAGAAGAGTGAATATATATTCAAGACATGATACTGAAATAAAATAGTCTATTTTAGGATTTGGGTTAATCCATTGAGAATCAGGTTGCGGATTTTGCCGGAGCGATACGAAATCTTCCTTCTCAATAAAATCTCTTCTTAATGCCTCAACTGCGTCGGATTTCTTTGTGTAAACCAATGGCCAAACATCTTCCAAGTTTACCGGAAATTCTTCTTTTGATTTTGCTAACTTTAGAACAGCCTTGAAATAATCTTTAACTTCATTTTCGCTACTTTGTTTTGTTAATTGTATTGTTTTCATATCTTTGAATGTTTTTTGCAAAGACTGGGACGGCCAAATCACAAGTCAATGCAGTTAAAAGGAAAGGGCAAAGGAATGACTGCCTAATGTGAGAGCTTGCAGTTACTCCGATGCCCTTATTTAATATCTTCTCTCGGTAGCTCTCACACGACCGATTTGTTTTCTACTACAAAGCTAACCCTTATCATTATTATATGCAAATCACAAAATTTTTCAAATTGCTGATTATTATACTATTTACGATTCCAAAACGATAATGTAATGGCTTCCACTCAAAAAGTTATATTTCTGACTACCAATACTTTATTGGTCTATTTTCTATTCCACCGAAATAATCAGCCTGATTAGTTAACTAAATTACATTATTAAAAATAGTTAAATACTACAACTCATTAGTAATCAACATAATATTCTTTGTTAAATTTTCTTTAATAAGTGTATTGATGGACTGAGATAACCATTGTATTAAGGGATGGATTTTAATAGCATCCATTGCAACATTACTTATCATATAAAACTTTCTTTTTTATTGGAAATTTATTCTGTCTAAAGTCCTTAAACTTCTATTACATAGGAATGTAACTTTTTACAAAACAGTTGTTTATGTCGAATTTTGAAATGTCCGGCAATGTTGCCGGGGTAATTCAAAATTCGATAAAAATGAGCGAATCAAAAACTTTTGTTTTCCCGGAAAGCGGGAACGGAGGCGGAAGTGGAATGTTAGCCATGTTGGCTCCTTTGCTTCAGCAAAAAGGGATCGATCCGAACCTACTTGTAGCTATGCAAGGCCGTAATAATAACGGATTCGGTGGAGAAGGCGGATGGTTTATTTGGGTTATTTTCTTATTCTTCCTCATGGGTTGGGGTAACAACGGATGGGGAAATGGTGGCTTTGGCGGTGGCAATGGAGCAGCAGGAATCCCCAATCTGATTAACAACGACACAGGGAGGGAGTTACTAATGAGTGCCATTCAAGGGAACGGTCAGGCTATCAACAATCTGGCAACAAATCTGAACTGTTCAATCGGTCAGGTTCAGCAGGCTATCAATGGTGTAATGTCACAGATTCAACAGGTGGGAAATCAGGTAGGGCAGAGTTCTATGCAGATTATTAACGCTATTCAATCCGGTAACTGTCAGATTGCACAACAGATTGCATCATGCTGCTGTGAGAACCGTCTGGCTATCTGTCAGCAGACAAACACCCTGCAAAATGCAATTAATGGTGTTGCAACCGGGCAGGAAAGAGGATTTGCATCCGTGGCCTATGAGACACAACGTCAGACCTGTGACTTGCAAAATTCCATCAAGGAAAGCACACAGCAGATTATTGCCGGCCAACGTGCTGCCGAAATGCGTGAGATGCAGAACAAAATTGACAAGCTCCGTGAAGAAAACAGCACTTACAAGAGTTCAGCTATGACTTCTCAAATTGTAGGCCAGGCTACCGCACCTCTTGGAGCCGCTTTGACAGATTTAAGCGCACGCCTTGCCAAGATTGAATGCAAGCAGCCGGAAACTGTGACTGTGCCTTACAGTCCTATTGCGGCAGTTCCCAACTGTGTGGCATACCAATACGGCTTGTATGGTGGTTTTAATCCTTATGCTGCCGGTAATGGCTTTTGGGGTTAATTGAGAAAGGAGGCTATTATGGCAGTATATCCTTTTCAATTCGTAAACCGTAGGGGCTCTGCGGCTATATCGACCTCGGGCGTAACGGTCAATACTGCTAATGTGGTGTTTTCCTTCCCCAATCATGCTTTTGTGAACGCATGGTACAGAGGGACGATATACATTAACATTGCCCAGACGATACCTACCGGGACAACCGGCACACTTCCCATTCTGTTCGAGACCAATGGGGCTACCCAGGCGATCACTAAATATAACGGGGGAACGCTGACTGTGGCAGACATTCCCGGTACTGGTGTGTATGAGTTCTGGTTTGACCGTGCAACCAACACGTTGCAGATTATGACCGGAGTGGTTTAAAACAACTAAGGACGGGAGAAATCCCGTCCATTAAAGAGTTAATTAATTATGCCTTTTCAGAATTTAAGAATAAACAGCGAGTTCTTTGTCCTTCATAAGGACGGCACTCCATATATTGAAGTCGGTTCCGTAACCGGGGTTTCCAATCCCGTACCGGAGTTTATGCAACAACCTCTTCCTTATGGACAACCTCCGAGAATGGTGGTCGACATAACAATCAAGGTCGGGGAGCAGACTGTCACTTTCCAGAAAATACCGGCAATGTCAGACATTGCTGATGCGAACTTTCCCGGTGGTGGGAATATGGTGATATCCGGTTCACGGGAATCTATGAACGCGGAAGTTGCTGCAATGAGAAACCGTTCATCGGAGATATTAGGCAGCGTAGACCATCACCGTTCAGTTCTGGAGTCTTGCGACAAGATGCTTCAAATTCTTAATCCGGAATTTGCAGAGCGCCAACGTCAGGATGCAGAGAATAAAGCCCTAAGACAAGAGTTGAGTGAACTGAAAGCAATGATGGCTGATTTCTTTAAGTCTTCCGAAAAGGCATCTGGTAGTAACAATTCTAAAAAACAATAAGCTATGTATATGGTAGAAATATCTGAAAACAAAGTCGAGAAGATGTCCGACTATGCAGAAAAGATGCTTCGCTATGGTGGCAAACTGATGCAATGCCTAGAGGAACTTTCTGAAGGGGAAAGCATGGGGCAACGCGAGTACGACGAAGATGATTACGACGATGATGAAATGGGTGAACGCGGCGGGTATGGCCGTGGTGGATACGGAAACCGTGGAGGTTATCCCGGTGGAATGAACCAAAGACGCGGTGTAAGAGGTACCGGAAGATACTCCCGTTATCGTTAATGTTTAATAAGAGGTGCGGATTATTCCGCCCTCTTTCAAAAATAAAAGATATGCACAAACAACCACTTGATTCATACGATGAAATCCCTGCTGAGATGAGATCATATCTCAGACATAACGGATGGAATTTTAACAAAAAAGCTTGTGATCTGGCTGTACATGGTATGAAAAAGATAAATCCTGCAACGGGGAAGAAAGAACGAATTGAACCCATGACCAAGGAACAGGTAGAAGAATTACTTTCTAAAAATGGAGTTAAACTCGAACATAATGTAGGATATAATTTTGTCTACGTATGCAATATGGGGCAGGCGGACTATTTAAAATCAAGCATCCCGGACGAGCAGCATTTAGCTCTTTATGTGAAAGACGTTATTGATGATCCTGACAATGAAGGCGGCAATGTGTTCAGGAAATGGTATGCAGATTGTGTCGCTAAGGGTGAACCGGTAGAATGGGAGGAAATGATATAATATGATCCGGCAGAGGTTTGAACTAGGTAAACATGATTGGGAAGTATTTGTCTATTATGCGGTAGATACTTATTATGTAAACGAGATTATGGACAGGCTATTCAGTATCGGATGCCGTGACGAAAATATCCGTACTGCATATAATAACCTTACTGCCGGGCAACTCGATACCGGACTGACCTATTCAAACTATGCAACCCGTCAGACTGTAATGGTAATAGCTATTACTTCTTCCGCAAAAGAGTTTGAAAAATCATGGCGGCATGAGTGCGGACATCTTGCTACACATATTTGTCAGGCTTTTGATATTACGCCATACGGAGAAGAAATACAATACCTAGGACAGGACATTGTGGAAGCGACATGGGACATAGCAAAGAACTTCCTTTGTGAGTGTCATTGTTGCAAGAAAAAGAAAAAAGAATTATTAAAATGAAGAATAAACAGCTGAAAAAAGCATTGAAAAGCAATACACCAATAAATAGTCTGTATGCTTTAATTCCTGCCGGACAACGGGATGCATTTAAGAAATTTGCAGCAATGTTCGGATTTAATGATGAAAAGATAAAAAAGATCCTGGCAAACGAAAAGAATTAAACACACCATGACCGAAAAGTTTGACATACTTGTAAACTTAGCCGACAACGCAGCAAGCAGCTATATCAGCGAAATAGCCCTGTTTGCTTTAAGATGCCTGTAAGGCCGCGTAAATATTTAGTCGTGAACATATCGGAAGGTGTGAGAGGGGAGTTGTGTCCCCTCTTTTTTGTAACTTTATGCAATGTTGATGCGTATATGTTAAAAATGCCATTATAAAATGATTTTCTGGATTTTTTGTTTGTAAATCATATTTCCAGAATCTATATTTGTGGCATAATTATGCTCTTGGCTTCGTATGTTCTACCAATTTTGGTTTAATAATGAGCATGCCGACCCAAGAGCCTTTGTTTTTTATAATGATATGAAATCAAACAATAAGCCAGAATCTAATTTTAGTGCACTAGTCAAAATAGCTGTTCTAATAGACGGAGGATTTTTTATTAAAAGATATAATTATTTATATAATAAGGGAAAAAACAAAACTCCTGAGGAAGTTGCTGATGACATTTATACATTAGCTCATTCACATGTTGGGAAAGAAAATTATCTTTATCGTATATTTTTCTACGACTGTGTACCTTTTTCAAAAAGAGTTCATAATCCTATTTCTAAAAAATGTATTGTTTTTGAGAGAAGTCCTGAAGCTATATTTAGGAATAAAATATTTGAAGCCTTAAAACAAAAAAGAAAAGTTGCACTTAGACTAGGATATCTTAAGGATTCTGGCAATTGGCAAATAAGACCAAATAAAATAAAGGAATTATTATCTGGTTCATTGAAAATAGAGGACTTACAAGAAAGTGATGTTTATTACGAATTAAGGCAAAAAAGTATAGATATGAAGATAGGGGTAGATATTGCTTCTTTATCATTAAAGCATTTTGTTGATAGAATTGTACTTATATCTGGTGATGCTGATTTTGTTCCAGCATCTAAATTAGCGAGAAGGGAAGGCATTGATTTTATCTTGGATCCTATGATGGCTCATGTAGATAACTCTCTATTTGAACATATTGACGGAATGAAGTCTCCCAAAATACCACCTAGAAGGAAACAAACTAAGTAATAGCGAGGACTAACCTCGCTACTTCTTTCCCTTTAATTTGCTAATAACCCAGTCCCGAAATTCATTTTGTATCTGGATAGCTTCTTTATCTGGTAAGTTCAAAGCTCCTCCTCCGGTTAAATGTCCCCATCCACGCAATAATAATATGTTTTCGTTATCTTTTTGTATGAACACATCGTTTGCATACGTTATATTTCCCAAATTCAGATGTGTATCTTCATTGCTTAGTGTATCACAAATATTCCTGATAAGTTCATTGTTTCTTGTAAGGATCATAAATGCCATAACACCATTAGATGAGAATATGTATGGTTCTGATATCCGGAATGGAGGTTTATAAATTTCAAGTGCTTTCATATTTATTCATTTAGTTTTTGAATCGTTTTTGTTGAGTATCTACAATCAGGTTTTTGATAACTTTTTTTCGTAAGATATTTCTCACTCACGTATCCTAATTTCATACCTCGGCTATAAGATGATGCATCAACATCATAGTACCACTCTTCATTATATCTGTATATATCTAGTATTTTTACAAGGAAACATGAACCAACACCATAATGTAGATATGCCTTTTGCCCAGCATGAAATTTAGGCAGATAAATAAGGTTATTCATTTAATTCCTCAATAAATTCACTCATGTACATATACTTCATCATCACACAGGATATGACATAGGTCTCCTTTTATTATTTTTGCTTTTCTCATATTCGAAAATGTTTCTATTAAAGGATTATTTTATTTGCTCCCTACATTATCACCACCAAAATGTTCTATAAGTTCTTCTACTGTAGCTTTATGACAGTATAGAGGTTCTATTTGTGTACCAACATGTCTTCCTCCACTGCGATCTGTTGCCATAAACCAACTGCCTTGTGGAAAATCTGTATATATTTCTACATCCATAACAAACCATTGATTAACATCACTATCATCCCGGAGAGCAGCAATAGCACGAAAAAGGTCCTCATTATCACCGCAATCTATTACTCCATTACTTTTTAAATCTTCAAGTGCTGTTTCTGACCAAATCCCGGTTACTACTCCATGGCATGCTAGTAAGTAATTAGGCTTACAATCTAAATAGACCTTTAATCCTAAATCTTTTAATTTTTTTATTAATTCCGGTGTATTTTTCTGAATAAAACAAGGTATTGTACGCATAATTAATTCTCCTTTACTTTATTTGCATTAATAGAACAATTCACATAGTTCATATACTTTATATTTATCTCTTATATAATTTTAGGTACTTTCATCCAATGGGTAATTCCATGAACTGTATCTCTGGAGTAAGCAGTACACCATAATTTTTCCTCTTTTACATAGTAAGCTATATCTACTCCTCTTCCATATTCATTCGTCACAATACAATTAAAGTCATCTTCTGGTAGTCTTTCTGTAACACTAATCCATAAAGATTCTGGATGTTTATCTGCCTGTACTGCGCCTTCTAATAACAAAGATACTGATTCTATAGTCTCTGTTATGGGGGTCCTACTACTATATCCTATATTACGGATACCTATTTTTCTTACTTGCTCATCTGTTAATTCTATTTCAACAGAACGCTTTTTAACTGCTGGCATACTTCCTGTATTTTCATATTCATAGTATGCTTCTTGAATGTTATTTATAACAAATAATAGTTTCATATTATTGCTATTTTACAGATTTAATACAAATTACAATCTCAAACGTAATTTAAATACTAAAATCGAACCAAAATAGACTACTACAATCGAGACATTTACAATTAGCCGCGGACGTAAAATACCCTACTTCGTAGTGGTAAGATCCACAATAAGGACATTTACATAAATTTACTGTGTACATTTGATTTTTACATGTAGTTTCACTGTACTCTTTTAGAGCTTGTTCTTTTATACTCATTTCTTTTCCTCCTTTTCTTTGATAAGTTTTTCCTTCAAAATCACAGATCTCATTGCTCCGAATCTTGCAACTTGCAATTGCTCTTCTGGGGATAGTTTTCGGTACGGCCGCATTTCACGGATATGTACGTTTTTATCATATCCATGATGTCTGATTATTAAATCTTCATTGAATGTGATTATGCCGGAATATAATACATCTCTCTTTGATAGTTCACTACATACTTTGTCATATATCTTTTCAGGAACGCAGTAGTAGAAGTATTTTATAATTCCGGCCGATTCATGGTGATGCTTTTTCTTGAAGTCGGCAATAAAATCTGAGAAACTACGCTTTATCTCTATTTCCGTTAAGTATCCTGATTTTGATAAGACTAGCATATCACACTCATGCCCGATATGAAATTTACTTCCCCATCCATTTACATTGAAAGCGACGATATTTCGGATAAAATTAAAGCTATCGGATTTGGCCAATGCGACCTCTATTTCATATAAACTTCTTTCTGTATTCATCATTGCTTTTACTACCTTATTGAATGTTTGTATATTTATAGCATTTTATCGGATGAAACTTACCGTCTATTTCGTCTCCTACATTGATAACTTTCCGCATGCTATCTGTTTGAACAGATAAAAAACGAGAAATCAAATTATCAAACATATATATATTTTTACCGTCTGAAACTTGATTTATGCCTTTCCTGAAATAAACAATACGATGAGATTTGTTTGAGACAGCATATACAAATACAGGTTTACCTATCCCATCCGGATTTTGAAGTTCTTTATGCTGCTTAAAACATATATGTTCTACTATTTTCTTGAAATTATATTCACTTTCATCATGTGATTCCATTTTAATCGTCCTGAATTTGATATACACTTTACTCCCTCTTTCTGTAAGGTCCACTTTGTCCATAATATCATGAACAAAAGGGATCTCGTGGATTAGAATTATATAAATTTTCATGTCTATGAAATAAAGATTGGTCTTTCATAAATTTGGCTCTATAAATTCAACATTGTATTTTTCACAGTAGTATTCAAAAGGTTTTTGACTGAAAGGGTATATGGTCATTGGGCCTATAAAATATCCGTCACAGTGTGTCATTTCTTTATATTTCTTTTCTGCTGTTTTGCGTATTTTATGCTCAGTTCCATACCCTGATTTATGCAAGAAAAATACAGTTATTTTTTCTCCTTTATCAAGCAGCTCCTTGAGCCGTTTGTAGTCTTTGCTGGTTTTGTAGGGGATCATTTCAATCTATTAATTTAAATTCATACACAAATACCCACGGGTTGGATTCCCATGTGCCTTTCCCGGAAATTTTGTCTATTAATAAAGCAAAGGCTTCGCGGGGAGTAGTAAATGGATATTGACCGACATATCCGATATTTGAAGTAAATCCATATTGTACACCTTTTAAATGTTCCTCTATACCTTCTCTTAAACAATCTTCATCCGAAATATCCTGCAATCTCTCCACACGCACGTTGGTGATGCGGATGCGGTGGGGCATTAGGTCGGCACGGACAAACATTTTGTTAGTCCATCCTGCACTTGTAGCACCTACTTTGTTCGCTATAATATCCCATCTTGGAATGCCATTTTCAAATCCACCACAATCTTTATAGTTCTGCGCCACAGCAACGACCTCGCCGAGCTTGTATTTGGCATATTTGGAGTTTCGAATGTCTATGAAGTCGCCAAAGTTATTTTCACAAACCAAAGTATCATCGTCAATGTCCCACATTAGGGTGAAAAATTCTCGCGGAATAATCCTGCGCGTCACAGTCTTTCGACCTTCCAATACTGCTTGTGTTAAGCCGTATTTATCGTTGAACATTATCTTTTTCATGTCTCTTGTTTATTAAGTTCGCAATAGAATCCGATACCCTTTCCAGTCGTTTTACATCGACATAATTCCACCGATCCGGAACGGGATAGGATTGTTTTACTTCTTGCTTCTCTTTTTCATGTGCCGGAATGATGAAGTAGTTATACTCTATCCGGCAGCTTGATAATGATAGTAGGATGATGAATAGTAGGGGTTTCATAGGTCGATTTTAAAGTAGTTTTCTAATAGTTCCTTTGCTGATTCTTTACCGAATAGATTCCGGTTTATATTCATATCGTCTATGCGGTCATATAATAGAGTAAACAAAAACAATTGATACACATCACTAAATCGACTTGCTGTAATATTCCCTCTTTCCTTGCACCGTTCAAACCATACAGCACCATGTCTTATCCATGCCTTGACCATTCTGGGATATTGCTTAAATACTTCTATCCGTTTTGCTTTGGTTGAAAGCGGGCACCCCAAGCACCCTAATCGCTTATTGACATTAAATACGCCATCGATATAGTAAAGTGAATGGCATTTTACGCCTTCTGAATTGATAAATAATTTCACATCATGGTCACTCCATTCAAGTATGGGAAAGATTGTGTTTACATGGTCTTTCTTATTATACATCCGACATATTACTGGTTCATTATAGCGTGCAGCTCTTTTGGAGCTTTCACTTCTACGAATGACTTGTATTGCATTGTTCATGATTTTGTATTCTTTCAGTTCAGAACAACAGAACCGATGAAAACGGTTAGGGAAGCCGCTCTTTTCAATTATCTGAAAAAATGTCCTTTTCGGCTGTATTATCTCCACCCCATTATACCGGCAATGTTTTATTGTTCCGGGCGGGTCGATTGTCGTGTTTTTATAGATAGCCCGGTAATTTATACCGGCCATTTGGGCAAGTCGTAAGATCACATCACTGTCTTTACCTCCGGAGTAACACAGCTCTATTGGGCCGTCGATTGTTTTGGCTACGGTTTTGAGTAGTTTGACGGATTGATTTACTTTCGTGTATAGGTCGCTCATTTTTATTCAAATAAAATATTCTTCACATTTAAACCCCTTTCGAGGTTCAAAATCTTTAAATTCACATGTATTGAATAGTTCTTTCCTATCAGCCCATTGGGCTAAATCTTTCTGCCATTGTGGAATGACTTGCCGGGGATTGTTAATATCCCGGAACGGCTGGCAATGCGGTATTATCTTCTTATTGCTTCTCCAATGGTTTACCCTCTTAAAACTTTCATCAAAATCCATCAGGATGCAATAGAGAAAATATTCGCCTTTGTACCCGTACTTGTTGATAAGAGCTATTGCTTTTTCAACCTCTTCAATTTGCCCGGGTGTATCGCATCCGAACCGGATCCGTTTTATCCATTTCACTTTGGCAAGTAATTTGGCAATATCTTCCGTGACCAACCGGGCGTCAAGGCCTTGATTGAAGTCTGATTTCAGCTTCAAACTGGCTATCTTCTCGATTTGTTTCAGTCCGTAGTCGGATGCAAGGATATTGTTGTCCATCAGAATCAGGTTGTTTCTCCCGTTTATGGCAATTTCTTCAACATCCATGTATGGTTTAATGTCTCCTTCTTTCTTTGGAACAATGCACCACTTGCAATGATTCGGACAGCCTCGTGTCAGAAATCCGTATGCGGTTTTATTGTCGATTGACGGATAAATGGTGTAGTCCGGTTGTAACCGGTCTATGTAATCCGGTAAAGTCTTTTGCAGGTCATATCCAGTTCCGCCTTTCTCAATTTCTGATGCATTGATGTAATATCCGTAGTCGGGCGTGAAACTGAATACTTTTGCCATATAGACTTTATCGTAATTACAAAGCTGGTTGTACCATTCCACTTCATAACCTATTGATTTGTGCCAGGCGGATATTTTCATTAAGGCAAGATTCGGATAATTACTGTCTACGGGAAGTAATCCTATTTTCATAATTCTTTAATCATTTAATTCCACCGAGGAAATTCTGTTAATTGAGGGGGCATGTCGTTTCATTGTTCATTGAAATTTAATTTTGTTTGTAATTGGTCTTTCAGGCACTCTGTATAAGTGCCTCAGTTTTGTTTACAGGTACATTCAATTCATTCAGTCTCTTACATAGAGCCTCACATAACACTCTTGCCATGTTTACCTCCACTGCATTACCGATAAACTTTTTCTGATCGGATTGTGTGCCAACCAGCACATAATTTTCCGGAAAACCCATAATCTTTTTGAGTTCGGTAATTTTAAGCATACGCATACAAATGTCAACGATCCCATGCAATGCCATAAAACTTTTAATCTTCTGCATTGTCGGAGTATCAGACTCATACACCTGATAAACAAGTGTATCGCCGTCCTGTCTGATAAATGGGGGCAAATCTCCCAGTACGGTGTTATCCTTTACCTGTTGTTCGCAACTGACCAGTGCGTATTTTGGATTTGTTGTTATGGCACCGCATGGCAGTTCTACTGAAGCAGGCTTACTTTTCCCGAACTGTTGGTCCAGAAAAACAAGCTTCCGTTCAGGAAACGATGTGAGTGCTAGTTTTGGGGAAATTAAAGCGAGACGGTCCTTTGTCGTTACCGTAGCAGCAGGATATTCAAGAGATCGTATGTTATTCCCGTTGCCATAATAGGCGGTTATAAAATCTGTGCCAATATGCTCTACCAGTCCATCATATATCCTTTTTTCGGTCGGTTCTACAAGTGGTTTATTGCGTTTAAATATCGATCTTCCTTTATCAGAAAGATCAAGAACATCTTTTACAGGTTCCCATTTTTTCAAAGAACCAAATAAAGTGTGTTGAGCTTTCTTAGCGTGAGTGGCTTCCGGAAAGACAATAGGTAATCCTTTCTTTGCGAAAATCCCGAAAAATCGTTTACGGCTTGTATAAGCTCCGAAATCGGCGGCATTAAGAACCCGGTGATCGAAGTTGTACCCATATTTCTTAACGTTGTCCACCCATCTGCGATACAAACGCCCTTTATCCATACTGATTGGCTTACCGTTTTCATCCATATCTCCCCACGCCATGAATTACTCAACATTCTCGATCTGTATAAAATCTGGATTGATGGCTTCAATATACCGGAACAGATGTTCGGCAAGCGTCCTGCTGTCCGCATCACGAGCCTGACCGCCTTTTGCCTTACTGAAATTTGTGCATTCCAGACTGGCCCATAAAACTACAAGAGCATTCCGAAAACGTAATCTGCATTTTTGTATATGTCCGATAAGCGGTGTCAGTTCCAGTGTCCTGATATCTTCTGTAAAATGGAGTGCTTCAGGATGATTTGCCGCATGACTGGCAATTGCGTTGGCATCGTGATTCACACAGGCGACCACCCGGGCGCATGGATTATTATGTAATTTGGCTGTCTCCACACCTGTACTTGTTCCTCCGGCACCACAAAACAGATCAATATAGATTAGTTGTATAGATTCGTCGTTCATATAATAATAGAATTTCTACAAAATGCCTTTTGAGCATAATGCATTTATGTTAACAATGGATAGTGGGTTATTTTAGGAGTGATGGGGTATCGTGGATATTTCCGACAATCTCGACCTTAGGTTCTCGGCCAACATATGATATTCTTCGCTGTGATGTAAACCCTAAAAATCTGGCCTCACTTTCCCACTCTACTACTGCCATTATTCCGGGTAGACATTTAAACATATCGCCTTCATAAATTCTTTTTCCGTTTCTGTCAGTTAATCCTGTAAACTGCCCGACCGTCCCCGGATCTACTTCAATTTTCAACGGACAATTAAAAATGTAGTCTTTAATTTCCCCGTTATCCATATCTTTCAAGTAAAATCCTTCAACCCATTCGCCGAATTTTTTATCGATGGGTTTCCCTCTGAATAATATTTCTCTATTCATGATTTTGTTTTTAAATAACTTTTCCTGATTCCTCCGTACTGTGTTCTTTCAATAATCACATTACGGGATTTCTCATATTGTTTTTCTAGTTCTTTCATTTGTTTCAAAGCTTCTGTCGCTTTCTCCCTTTCATGTTTCTGGTTTTCGGAAGAATACCAGTTCTGATCTATCGATCCATATTTGTCCATAACACACACCAATAATTTTTAAATCTATTTTTTACACACTCCGTTGAACACCGTGTCATCAATATCCATATCCAGCTGAGAGGGAAATGTCTTGATGTAATTGAAGAATTTGAAAAGCTTTACATCATCGGTGCCACATCTGTCAATGATAAGCTTTAATGTTTGATACAGCATATCCGAATCCTTACCGAAAAACTCCTGAGTTTCTTCGCTGCAATTCCGGACATATCTTTTCAGGTTCCGGCAATGGGAAAGAAGGAGGTTGAACTCGCGTTTAGCTTCGTGTTTAAATTCGCAATTCTCACTTTTTAGCTTTTCATTAGCCTCGATAAAGCAACTTTCAATTATATCCACCAAGACGAAAGATAAGTTGCTTAGTATGTTTGCCTAGTTTTTACTTGTTTTCATATTTTCTTTGCTTTTCCCATTCTATCCTTTTCAAATAAAGCTCCTGCTTTGAATGATTCTTTATCATTCCAAAATCGGCAGTCAATTTGTTGTGAGGTACAATTCCGACAATCCCAGCTACATGGAGCATCAACAAAACGCTTTGCAAACTTTTCTATTTTTCTCTCATATCGTTTCATTTTTCATTTTTTATGAGTTGGTGTTTTTTCAAGAATTTTATTACTTTTTTCTCGGCATTCTTCATGTTCAGAGCCTGAATGTAGAAAGCATTCGGATTGTATGTTGCTCTTGCGTTCTTGACTAGCCTCCCATTAATGTCTACCATGGCTTGCCTGCGGTCTATCTGAACAGGTTTCAAAACAAGCGTCTTAAAGTCAAATTCGTATAGTGTCATACCCCTCTTGAGGTTTATACTTCCGACTTTTTTGTATTCTTGTTTGACAGGAGCGACTATGTCATAGTCGGTTTTTAGTTTCTGTGGTTCTTCTTGTACGATTTTCATTTTCAAAATTCTTTCATTATTTCCGTCTTGATTTGCCAGGCAGGTTTACAACATTGTAGTTTTTAAATCTGTCTACAAGCCGTTCTTCATATTTTTCCTTAAAATCCTTTGTAGACAAGTTGCTTGTCAGGTGTGTCCGTTTGAAATTGTTTTGGAAAATCTCATACCTTGCAAACAGAAATTCATTGACGATATCGTCAATGTTTGTTCCGAAACTTTTCTGTTGAATGTCTATCCCGATGTCGTTTAAGCATATATTGAAAGGGTTACCATTGAAATACTTTGCATCTGCTTCGTTGTATGTATACCGATCAATATTTGAATGGATTTTATAATAATTCACCATCTGTGTGATGCTCAAATTGTGAAATTTGTTAGGATTATCAGTTATTTTCAGGTAATCCGAAAATATTTGCATCATCATTGTTTTCCCACACCCAGGTTCACCTACGAGGAGAATATTTTTGTGCAGGGCATACTGCTTTTCAGGAAATATTTCAAGTGCTTTTTTAGATCCATTGAAGTAATACAGAAGGAATCGGAACAATTTTTCATTATTGTCGTCAATTTCAAACTTGCGCCCCTCCCTATTACAATAATTTTCCCCGATTGATACAACTATCGACTCATGCACTTTTAACGTCTTAGGATCGCTCAAATCAACATCAGAAAGATTCTGAATAGTCTTTCTGTGAGTAATCAACCTGTTTTGATACGTCCTGATTAGATTTTCGACTGTTGTTTCCACTTCCTTGATTTAATTTTAAATCTTTTTTTAGACTAGCGACTATCTCGTTGTATTTTGAATTAATAACAGTAACGCTAAAATGTTCTAAAATCCAAGTATCTTCTATCGAACACAAAAACGCTTTTAAAGCCTTTAGTGTGGAATCACTATCCGTTGGCATCTTTTTTTTCTCTCGAGAAAAATTTATTTTTTTTAGCAACTGGGACATGGCTCCTGCATCTTTTGGTGTCCAGTAATACTCGTTAGAAAAAGTATTTCTAAAATAATCCTCAAAAAGAAAACGAGCCTTGGAATTTATCCCTTTAGACTCGTTTTTATCTTCTTGACCTTCTCCCCCTTCAGGGGGTAAGGGGACATTATTATTTACTTTATTTTTTCTTTTCTTTTCTTTTCTTTGTGTACTTTTTTCCGAGTTTATAGGTGTTTCTTCGGAAGAAATGTCTTTTTCTTCCGAAGAAACAAGGTTAAATTCAGAAAAAACATATCTTCTTTTGCAAGAAATGCAAACATTTTTATATCGTTCTTGAATACCTTTTGATGTCAGTATTTTTTCAGTTTCATACAATTCTTTAGAAAACAACCCGACTACCAAGCAGCATTTTATGACTTCCCGTATATACGCCTCTTCAAACCCGGTTTGTTCCGAAATAATGAAAGGCAACTCTTCATCCCACATCATGTAATACCCTTGTTTGTAGATATTACATAGCAGGAGAGTATACACAGTAGCAGCCTTGCCGCCCTGATATTTGATTAATTTTCTTATTTTTAAATCCTGAAAAAAATCTATGTCAAATGGAAAGTATTCAAGTCCTTGTTTAATAGGTCTTGCCATTTTTTATCCTTTTTCTCCAAATTCAAATCTTGCTTGCCGAGCTTTTAATAAGGCTATTTTATAGTCGTAATCAACTGGTGCAGATCTAAGATCTTTATAGCATATCGTCCAATCATGGTTAAAGGGAGAAATAGCAAAATCTACCTCTTCAAATGATTGATACATCCCTTCGAGAAATTCTGTAAAATCATCGAATGAACCATCTGATAGATATTCGTTAATTTGTCCATTATAAACACATTTGGATAAATAATACATTTCTTGCTTTCCTGGGCTACCGATTATTACCATAAGTTGTTTATTATTTCCAAAACACTCCATCTTTAACGCATCATCCATGGTAATTTCTGAAAATGAAGGTTTAATTTCAATGTACAGATCCATGGATGGAATATAAAAATCAGGAAGATATGATAGCCCATTTTCAAGAGTAAAACCTTCCTTCTCATACTCGTAATCTAAGTGTATATACTTGAAAAATACAGCCCATCGAGCTTCTAATCTTGATCGGAAGCGATAACCATTATAGGTTGTTTCAATTGCTTTCATATTATTATTTAATTTAGTATTTTATAATTCGGCCTAATATACTAAATATAATTTCATGGCTCAAGCTCCTGCTAAGTTTTAAGAATCCTTGTTCATCCATTTTGTGTTATTGTTTTTATTGCTTTAAAAATCTCGTATACCACTTGGGGAACTATTGCGTTGCCATAAGCTTTTATGGATTCTGCTCTATGCTTAGAAAAGGTAATTCCAGATAATTGGGAGGAAAGCCCATCATCTCCGCAACAAACCGGGGATTGAGATGGGAAGTTTTCCCAGCATGATGAGCAATTAAATGATTTAATTGTGAATTCCTGGTTTTCCCGTCGTTGCGGTCTTTGGGCGTCCCTAGCTTCCAGTAACTCTTTATCGGTGTTGGCAGTAACTTCAAATTCATAAATTCCGTTTTCCCCTTGTTGCATACCTTCAGGCCTTGCGTTTGAACAGTTGGCAATAGTTTCCCCTCCGTGTGCAATAAACCAGATTCTGTCCCTTCTGTGCGGCGCTCCGACGGCACAAGCCGGTATAATAATCGGCTGGACGGAATAACCGATACTTTCGAGGTCATTGCAGATTCTGTCAGTAATAAATTGCTGACGCATTTCCGTTTCCAGGTAACTTTCTCCTTCGAGATCCGTGTAACTTCCCACTTCAATTTCATCACCGGGGAGTACCATGCTTGTGATTCCAGCAACGTTTTCACCAATAAACCAATTGGGTCGGATTTCGTCAACTCCCCTAAGCACTTCCGGCCAGAGGTAGCGGTCATCTTCCGCTCCTTTTCTTGATCCGGCACAAGAAAAAGGCTGACAGGGGAATCCTGCTGTAAGAATATCGATTTTTCCCCGCCATTCTGAGAAATCTGTTCCGAATATGTTTTCATAATGTTTTATATGAGGATAATAATATTTAAGTACTTGATGGCAGAATGGATCTATTTCACAAGAAAATGCATTCCGCCATCCCATCCACATGGCCGCTAATTCACATGCTCCTATGCTAGTGCAGAAAGAAGCGTGCACATATTCTTTTTGTATCATTATAGTTTATCTATTTCGTTTCGTTGGCACTCGATAAAGTACCGGTACTTGTTAACCGTTTCCATGAGTTTAATGTTTGACTTTTCCAATTCCTGATTTCGGGCTTTGAGTTTTTCGCATTCGTCAAATTTTGCATCATAGGACCTGGAAAGCATGTCGAACTGATGGATACTTACAACTTCATCGGATTCTTTCTTTTTGTCCTGGTATTGGGGTTGTTTTTCTACTTCTTCAGCAATACCGGAGTAGTCTCCTGATAAGGATGTGATAATTAGTGCTATCATGATTTTTTATTTAATTTTTTATACAAAATCCGCCTCTTTTACAAATATCCCGTTGATAAGTTTCCCCTTCCGGTCTTTGATTTCGTTGTATGCATATTCAACACATTCACTGAAATCAATACCCAGTTGTTTTGATATACAGATGAGAGTGACAACCGTATCCCCGATGCTGTCTGTCTGTTTTTCCCTATCGCCTTTGTTTATTGCCCGGGCTAGTTCTCCGAGTTCTTCAACTGTTTTACACATCTGTACTTTTGGATCCTGGGTATGCAGGTTTCTGTCGACAACCCATTGCTCAATTTTTTTAATAGTATTTTCAATCATGTTTTTTTATAATTTACACATTCAATTTTTCTGTCCACGCAGTTTTCATGCGGCACCACCGAAAACGGGCAATCAACCAATCCGAATTTCCACGGTTGGTAGTAGATACATTTCAGGCAGTCGGAATAATTTGTTGAAAGCCGGGAAATGATCGGTTTTGGTTGTTTGGGTTTCGGGATGCGGGGCATAGGTTAATCTTCATCGTAAGGTATTCCAACTATTTCAGCTAATTCACATACTAAGTCGATGGCATTGATCGTACAATCGTCATCCTGCGATGCATGTTCTGCCGAATGACAATTATTCTCAACCATCCATTTATAAACTAAATCGCATACCTTTTCTTTTTGTTCTTCTGTGTAGTTATTTTTCATGCTGATTCTTTATTAGATAGAAATTTGTTTTAGTTCCCCGCACCACGGCTAAGTAGAACAGGAGCAGGTTATTGGTGCTTTTGCCGATTTTGTATTTCCTTAAGCCTTTGTTGGAATTTACTTTCCCTTATCGGTGCAGATTGCTTATTTTTCTTATAAGCTTCGCGAAACGCAGAGTAACCACTCATTCCTTTTTTCAAGTTTTCTTGGTATCTCTTATACTTTTTTCGGGTACAGAATAAAAATATTATCCGCACTAAAAAACATAACCATATAACCAATAAGACTAAAGATGGAGGGATCCATACTGGAGAAAGTACCCACCACCATGACCAAGCAATTACACTAGTTAGTTTAAGGACAATAAATGCTATTGTTAGTAATCCTATAAATCCGATGCCTCTAGAGGCTTGATTCTGATTGCTCATTTCTTTCCCTCTTCCCTTTCCTTTTTGCGGTTATATTTTTCTGTATAAACAACAAGCTCCCGTAACTTTTCTACGGGAGCCTCTAAGCGATTAAGCTGACAGAGTAATTCGATGCGCTCGCTGTCTTCTGGTGTGAATAAATTATTGCTCATTCCGATTTAATCTTAGTTTTTTTAATAGATGTCTGCTATTACAATGTTTTGACCATCCAATCCACGGACTAAGTATTTGTACACATTCATTTTGTTTGATTCCTTTTTTGAAAAGGATGGATGCTTTTTTGCAAAATTTTTTCTTAATCCGCTTGCGCATTTTTGTATGAGTGTGATAGAATACATATCCGACAAAGTCTATGCCTCTTGAACAAACTGGAAATACTTGCCAATTCCCTTTTACCTCTAAATTTAGATTGTCCCACAAATAGTTTCTTATTTCAAAATAGAGGTCATGAAGATGTGTTTTGTCAACATCGAGTATGACAATGTCATCTGCATATCTGAAATAATATCTTACTTTCAAAATCTCTTTTATCCAGTGGTCGAAATAAGCGAGGTAGAGATTGGCAAAATATTGTGACAGGTAGTTTCCGATAGGTACGCCAGGTGCCGAATCTATAATATTATCAAGCAATGAAAGGAGGCGTATATCTTTGATTTTCCGTCTGATTATTTCTTTTAGTATCTTATGGTCTATTGATGGATAGAATTTTCTGATGTCGAGTTTCAGACAATAAATGGAATTATCAACGTCTGAAAGTGATTTCCGGATATTTTTTACTACTCCATGAATGCCTCTTCCTTTAATGCAACTATATGTGTCTTTTGTGAGGACCGATACGAATATGGGTTCCAGTATGTTCATTATGGCATGATGTACAATCCGGTCTGGATAGTATGGAAGCTGGTATATTTCCCTTTCTTTCGGGTCGAATATTTTGAACGTTTTGTACTCCGATGTTTTGAAGTTCCCATTTTGCAGAAGTTCATGAAGTTTTCTGAGATTTTCATCCCGATTCCTTCGGTGCCTTATTACTCCGTGCATCATTGATTTTCCTTTGCTTGCTTTTGTGTCGGCGAGGTAAAGATTTTCAATGTCGCAAATTTTCTCGTACAGGTTTCCTATTCTTTTCATTTGCTGGTTTCTTAGGGAGCGTTCGGAATTTCTTACTAACACCCTTAAACATTTCCGTGATTTTTTGCCGAGTGGCAAGGTCTTTACCCGTTTTTATTTTCCTGCATAGCTGAGAGCTGGTGTTCGTGTTCGTATTCGTGTAGTTCGTATCGTTGTAACGAAAACCGGAGGAACGCCCTCGCAGGTAAACAACCCAGAAATTTTACTTGAAGTAATATCTTGTGCCTTCTGCACACATAGTGACTTTGCGAGGAAATTTCTTTAGTTCCCTTATCTTGTCGAGGATATATTTTATTTCACTGGAGTTCGTAAAGAATTTTCGCGCATTATCATCGGAATCTTCTATGTCGAATTTGATTTTCACAAGGTATCTTTCCTTTCCATACCTTGTTTTGAGATTGCCGATAAAGTCGATAACCCAGAATGACTTGTTTAAAAGTTTTTGCTGGGTTATCTCTTCACAATGGAAATATTTCCTGTCTTCATCGGGCTGAATATTCAGAAATCCCAGGCTTCCATCATCATTATTTTCCATTATCCAAAATAATCGTTATATAAATCTTCAAATTTTTTTCCGATGTATTCTGCATCATCAGATGTACCGCAGCAAAGCCGAGAGCCGGTGCCCGTGCCCGTATCCGTGTAGTACGTAACGTCGTAACGAAAACCGGAGGAACGCCAAACAAAATACGGATAATATTTATACTGGCTTGAATTGGAGTAATCTGCTTTCCAATCGTTGTTCATTTTATTTGCAGCTTTGAAGATTGTTTTCAATTTCATGAATGCGATTTCCGACTTTCCGAGTCCACAGTCCATTAAATGCTGTTCGTCAATCGGCTTTTCTCCTATGATTTCACAAGCATCATAGTATGTCTTTACTGCGTCTTGAAAGTTTTTCAGAAATGTTGTCTTCCCGAAGTTCGATTCAAGTACTTCTTTGAAGTTTTCGGATGCTTCAAAGTAGAGTTTCTTTGCTTGTTCTTCCGTTATCTCTAATGTCTTCTTCATGTTTTTTCTTTTAAAGAATGAGTAAATATTCACGATATAGTTTTTTGAATTGTTCTGCGGCGTATTCGGCTAATTCTCTATTCTTAAAGCAAAGCCGAGAGCCGGTGCGCGTGCCCGTAGGCGCGTAGCTCGTAACGCAGTAACGAAAACCGGAGGAACGCTGGTCTTCTCCTTTTTCAACGTAAAACCAGTTGTAATACTTACATTCATCCCAATTTGACCAATCTGGTTCCCAACCTTCATTCAATGCTCTGATAATAATTGTAAGCTTGTAGAATGCGATAATTGATTTCCTATCTTTCTCCGGAAGCATATCTACAACCGGCAGGTCGTTAGGGTTAAGTCTGAGATGCTTGCAAGCATCCTCGAAGGATTTAATTTTGTCTGTGATTTTTTCCATGATATTATAGTTTTAGTGTTATTGTTGTGGTTTTAAATTGTCCGGTATGCGTTCTTTGTCGTCCGGTATGTAGGGGATCACTTCTACAAACTTCGTATCTTCGATTTTTACTATCTCATAGGGTATTACAAATGTTGACAGTGATTTTTCGAGGTTATCCAATGCCCGGTTGATGTTTGATGCGGCAACTAGATAATGAATTGAGGATTCTTTCTCTTTGCCGAAGTTATCGCTATCGGTTATTTTAACTGTTGCTTTGTAGAGTCGGTCATCGTTTTCGTCATTTGATTCAATGTATTCTGTTATTTTTGACCGTTTCAGGGATTGAATGAGGTAATCCCCCTGAACTATTTCGGATAACTGCCTGCAACTCCTTTCTTCTGTTTCCGAAAAGCTCATTGCATCTATGAGGTATAATTCAGTCACTTTCTTTGCTTTGCCATCCTCATTTACTTTTTCGTATTTTACTGTGGATTCAAAATAGGTTGCTGTCATAATTTTAATGTTTCAATTTTTCAAGTTTCTTAACCAGTATCCCCGCCTTCCTTTGTCTTTCCCTCCCTTTTACATCCGAAAAAGAAACCGGGCTATCTTGTATCTCTTTGAGATGCCTGATTAGTCCGGCTTTATCCTTAAATAGAAAGGAAAGGATTTGAGCAGAAAGGGTAGATGGGATTTTCATGGAAAACTAAATTGTGATTGATGATCATGTTTGTGGTGGCATTCCCGGCACCTGATTGTAATGTTATTTACATCCCAGGCTAATTCCGATTGGCCTCTTTTTTGACATTCACTTACTGGAATATCGTGTGAACAATCAAGTGGAATACCTGCAGCCTCATTTCTATGACATTCCTCACAGAAAAGATAGCCATATTTTTCAATCATCTGGGCTATCTTCTTTTCTTTGGCTGCTCTAATCCGGCGGTCTATGACCGATTTAAGAACATATTCGCCGGAGCTGGTCATGTATGAGTTCATCAAAAATTAATAAGGTTCTTTTCAAATTCTTCAACTGAAATGTTTTTGAGGAAGTATTTAAATAATACGTCCTTTACACGTTCGTATAGGTTTTGAAATTCGTCTTCGTCCATTTTATCGAAAGCAATAGACTTCGGAACTTCAATCCACTCTTTCCGGGCAATCGAGTATATCGGCTCACACCATCCGGCTGCCATTTCTACCGTTTTTCTGAATAGTTCGATGCTGTGCTTGAAATGCTCTACCGCTATCTCATTCTGATATTCCCAGGCAAGGTTAATGAGTCCGAAATATTTTCGGTGAAAGGAAAGGTTTCGAGGCCGCTTGATAGTGGCCTCGTAAACCTCTCCGATTTTCAACTTTTTCTTTTCCTCGAAATCTTCATCGTATAACGGTTTCAGACCGACGGAAGTGTTAAGGAGTTTGATTTTCATAGCTTAAAGCAAATGATATCAGAATTAACATTATTTTCATCGAACACATGTTTTATGAAATCATAATGTTTTTCAAGACTGTCCAAAATTATGTCTCCCCATTTAAAACATCTTGTTTTGGCGTCAAATGTCAAAAATTTATGGACTAACTTATGGCATTTTCTCGTCAAAATGAAGCCTTGTTTTGGTAAGTCATAATTCCAGTGATGAGCTTCTTTCATATTCATATCATATCCTGCCGATATTAGATATCTGTGTAGGTTTTTTGTTTTTGCGTTGGATTTTAATTTATCTGGAGGATATTTTTCTTTATAATTCAATCGTTTGTATTTCTCTCGACCTCTTCTTCTTTCCGCTTCGATAAACCACACATTTTTGCTTTTCTTTTTATAGTTAAAAGCAGCATCTTTTTTACAGCACATCTTGCATTTATTCAGATGACCATCTTTCATTTCATGATGAACGTAAAATTCAGATATAGATTTTTCAATGCCGCATCTAATGCAAATTTTTGTTTTCATGATTAAAAAGGAAGTTGATCGTCGTAATAGTTATCCGTTGTTTGCTGTTCTTGCGGTTGCCGTCCGGTGTCTTGCTGTCCATTCTGCTTTTCTCCTGAAGAACAGAACACGAGTTTGTCAGCCCATATAGTCGTGTCCGGGATGGCTTCACCTGTGTTTTTACTGACATAAGCAGAAAAGTAGGGATTGCCACGTACCCAAACCTTTTTCCCTTTTGTAAGGTATGCGGTCAACTTACCTTCGCTGTCGTATTTCATTACCCGGAGCCATGTTGTCTTGTCTTTCCCGTCTGATGTTTTTTCTGTTACACCGATTGAAAATGAGGCGTATGACTTGCCGCCTATTGTTTTCTGCTCGGCATCCTTGCCGATGTTACCTATAGCTTGTAGTTCTATCATTTTATTTGATTTAATAGGGTTGAAATGTATTCTCTGCACTCAATTACTTTATTTTTGGCAAGTACAATGTCTTCATTACTACGCTCAATGTCAAATACTTTTATTTTTAAGTTGTTTGAAACATCTGTATACGTCATATCTGCTAAGAACTTGTTGTATATGTCAATATCAAGTTCTTCAAAACCGTTGTCATAACAGTATCTTCGAGCTTCTCTTTCAATAAGATGTTGAGGAGTATCCGACAATACATATACAAGTTTCGCATGATGCCTATCTGTTAAGCTCATATATCCTTGTAATTGCCAATAATAGTCCAATGTGGGAATTTCTTCTTCAAGTATGGGGAATGATTCCCAAGACCAACTATTTTTAGCATCTATGACCAAATCAATATTAGGCGGTATTATGTCCGGCTCTCCGGTAAAGTAGTCATTTTCGAACTGTTTGTCATTCTTTATCAAAAATCCTAACCCGAGTTGATCGCCGATAAAGTCGATTGATTCATCTTCAACAATATGCCCTTTGTCCGTATATTTGCTACGAAACTCATAACGTCGGCAGTATAGTTGTTCTTTTAGCCATGTCTTGCAATAAGACATGGCAGTTTTGGTTAGCGGATTTCCCTTTCCAGTGCCGATTATTTTCCCTATTTGCGAACATCTGATTTTAAATTCCTTCATTGGTCAAAGCTTGCTCTACATCTTTAGTAATTGTCCATTTGGTCCGTAACTGACTGATTGTATATCCGTTTTGCAGCGCAGATTTACATTTATCGAAATTCACTTTATCCTCTATTTTCAAAACCGGATTTTGTGGAACCAGCTGACGGATACGAAGACATTCAACTTCTTCTCCGGCAAGTTTTGTCGCGGACGCATATACAGTTATTTTTTTCCCTGCCCATTCTTCAATGTAAGGGGTATTGTATATTTTCTGAATCATTTTTGAATTGGTACGGTTTAGGATCATCGGCTTTACTTTTTCTTTGAAGTAAGCTACTGTACATTCTTCTTTTTTGCCTCCAGTACTTGTTACTACTTCCCGGACGATCCGGTCAATAGTTAATGTCATGTCCTTCCCGTTATCCAAAGAATATACCCCTAGATAATCAGGATTTACCAGTCTTTTCCAATGGGTAAGATGCTGCTCTTGTGTTTTTTGATTATTTTCCATACTTTTGTTTTGTTGTTTGAAATGTGACGGGTAAGAGGAATCGAACCTCTTTCTAAGTACTCCAGTACAACCCGTTGCTGGCTTAATGCGCCTTTGACACGCGACTTTCGCCACTACCGGAGTATTGCCCGGTAGTTCACCAGCCCGCAGCGACAAACTGCGTGTTTTTTATTGTCTGTCAACATGTCAAAGAGCTTGGAGTTTTTTGTAAGGCCGTCACGTCATCAAACTAAACGGCCTTACTTTTGAGCCTACTGTCCGGTTCGAACGGATGACCTTCGGAGTACAAAACCGATGCTCTACCAACTGAGCTAAGTAGGCGGGTTGCCCGTCTTTCCGGGCTGCCAGATTGCCTCGACCGTTTAGTGAACTTATTCCCGTCCGTGCCGTCGTATCTCTATCCTTTCCGGCTGTCACAGGTTGCATAACGTATCCTGTCCGTGTCACATAAGCTGTACAATCATTCATACCAAAGTACTAGGGTTGTGGAGATGGGGCGATTCGAACACCCAATAAAGGTCTCACCCTTTTGCGCTATTTCTAAGGTTAATTACTCCTTATATTTCACGTACCGTACTTTCTACCATGTGCACCTTTCGAAAGTCAAAAGCACTCCACTGCGCATCTCTATTTTTGCCCGTCTTTCCGGACTGTCACTTCTTATCTTGCAGTTGCCCGTGTTCCCATATTTGAATGAAACCTACCCCGCTTATGTTATAGTGCTTTGCGGTAACACTTATTTTATGCTTTCTGTTCGATGGAAGATGTGTTTGTAGATTATATTTCCTCTTGCATCTTTCCCTATAGGGATGTGCTGTATGAAGGCGAATTTTCTCCCCTTACCGACTTTGCCTCTTTTGCTTTTGCTGTAAAAATTTCCTTGCATATTTTCAATTTTTAGTTGTTAAATTCTGAGGTCGGTGCGGGATTCGAACCCGCGTACCCAGTTTTGCGGACTAGCTCCTGACCACTCGGACAACCGACCCTTTGCTGGAGCAACCTATATATGGCCACAGTTACAATTGGCTGCCCCGGACTGATTAATTGTTGTTTATAATAGCACTCTGAGCCTTTACAAGTTCCTTATATCTCGATAATTCCTGTTTCAGTGTCTCACATTCCTGAAAGTATCTGTTCCAGGATGTATTTGCAGCATCGAGCTGCTTTTTTAAGTTTTCAATTTCTTTATCCTTTTTGTCACTTACATTTACATTTGCATTGTCGTTCATAACTTTTCCCTTTTAAAATTTTGCCTTTCGTGCTATCTCCCGACAGGACTAGGGCTACAATGTACTTTATATGTCACTTAAAAAAGGTCCGGTGTGAATGGAGATATTGTGGTGTAAAGAAAAGAATGTCACCGGACCAAAGAACTCACGGCTTTACAGTGTCGCATCTGCCCCTTACTTCCACCCGGGGCGGTGTTAGGTTTACTTTGTTTAAGCCGGACCAAACCTTGCTAAATTCCTCCGCCATTACGTATCTTTAGTGTCCCAACTTCTATAACTTCGGTATGGTTTTACCTGCTTCTTCTCCGGCCACATCGCCCAACCCAAAATACCGGACATTATTGCGAAAGGAAGACTATGGTACTGCCCTCCGTAAATACTGCATCCTAATATTCCAAGGGCAAGAAGAAAGGCTAATATTGAAAAAGTTCTCATAGTTTATCAATTATTTTATATGCTTCAATGACTTCCCGGGTTTTTACCCGCCATTTCTGATTCCCATTTCCCTTATCAGGATTAATCAACTTCATTTTGATTGCTTGCTCCAGTTTTTTCCGACTGCCCAAATGCCTAATTGCTTCATTCCGGCTAATATATTCCCCGTAAGTTTCGGCAACGGCTTCCTTGACAACGCTCTTGGTGAAATCAATAAATTCAGCCATCGACATTTCGATACGATCGGTATTTCGGAGGATCAGGTTCATAATTATTTTAATCTTATTACATTTATCCCGTCTATAACACCCGCACTCGTTGCTTTATAAGAATATCCATCCCGATTAAGAAACCTTACTATTTTTCTTACGTGCATCTCTGTATATTCCCGGAATGGGACAAAAAGACACATTCCAGCCTGCATATCTAAAATCTGGCTTTTTAAAGTTTTTGGTTTATTAATTGCTATTTCATCCATTTTTATTATGTTTGTATATTATTTATTTTTTATGCTCATGGATTAGTGTTTTCATCTAATCACAAGGCAAAGATATGGTGATATTTCATTAATTCAAAACATATAGTGCTAAAAATAGTGATATATCATTTATTTATAAACATTATAAATAACAAATATGGGTACAATTAATGATAGAATTAAAAGAATTGTGAATGAATTATTTAATGGAAACACTAGTTCGTTTGCAAGACAAATAAATGTACCACAACCAACTTTAAAAGACATTGTTGGAGGTAAGCTTAGTACTCCAAGAGCTGATGTTTTAGAAAAAATATTTGGTGATAAATCATTGAATATATCTGCTGAATGGCTTCTTGGTGGAGAAGGAGAAATGATTAAAAATATTTCCGAATCAGATTCACAAAATGACATTCAGCTTCCCGAAGTCCCAGAGGCAAATAAAAGTGAGACCGAAACAATCAAGTCCTTATTGTCTGTGATCAGTGATCAGGCTAATATATTAAAACAAGTGACTAATAGTAAAGAGCAAAAACATATTGAAGAACAGAAGGAAATGTTTAATAAGATTGAATCTTTACAAAAATCACTTGATAATCAAGGAAAATATCTTCAAACGTTGTGCAAGAAAATAGATGATCTTATTTCTGAAAATAATATTCCTGGACAAAAAAAGGTTGGTTAACATGAGTAAAAAAGAAACAAATTTTAGTGAAGAACGTATAACTAATACTGATGAAAAAGTATTAATATTAATAAAAGATATTATGAGTGACTTCACCGAAGTTGTAAAAATGCTAACTGATACAATGAACGCGCAGTTAAGTATTATTAAGGATCAAGAAAAAAATAGTGCTGAAAGTACTCGCCTAAATAATCAGGCAATAAATCGACAATTAGATATAATAAATGATCAAAATGGATTTCTCAAAAAAATATTCGATCACATGGAAGGTGGAGATGATAAGAAAATATCTAAGGTTATAGAGTTTTGCCATCAGAGAAAACAAAATTGAAAAAAGTCGTGTGCTAATTTAAAATTATAATACATGGATTTTAAAGATCAAATTAAAATACTTGGAGAGCGTGCATCCAAGTTAAAAGAAAGTATTGCAACAGAAGAAGCCACAAAAACAGCTATTATACTTCCATTCATACAATCTCTTGGATATGATATTTTCGATCCAACAGAAGTGATACCAGAATGTGTTTGTGATATAGGAACAAAGAAAGGTGAAAAAATTGATTATACAATTTGTAAAGATGGAGATCCAATTATATTAATCGAATGCAAACACTGGAAGCAAGATTTAAATTTACATAGTGGGCAGCTTCTAAGGTACTATCATGTATCTAAAGCTAAATTTGGTATACTCACAAACGGCATAATTTATAAGTTCTATGCTGACCTAGTAGAGCCAAATAAAATGGATGACAAACCATTTTTTGAGATTAACATAGAAGACTTAAAAGAGGTTCAAGTTGAAAAGTTAAAAGAATTTCATAAAAGTTACTTTGATATTGAATCTATTCTAAATACTGCAAGTGAGTTAAAATATACTACAGAATTAAGAAATCTAATCGTTAAAGAAATAGCTGATCCTTCTGATGAATTTGTAAAATACTTTGCAAAACAAGTATATCCGTCAATGCTCACGAAACCAATTGTTGAACAATTTAGAGATATGTTAAGAAGAGCTTTTCAACAGTATAACAGTGATTACATAAGCGACAAACTTAAATCGGTAATAAAATCACAAACTGATGAAATTAAATCTCAAGATCAGGAACAACAAATACAAGAAGAAAGCCGAGAAGATTTAATTGTAACTACAGAAGAAGAATTGCAAGGATTCTATATTGTAAAATCAATTTTACATGGGATTGTTGATTTAAATAGAGTTATATATAGAGATACCATCTCTTATTTTGGCATATTACTAGATGATAACAATAGAAAACCTATCTGTCGTTTACATTTTAATCGATCGAATAAATATCTTGAAGTATTTGATGAAAATAAAAAAGGAACAAAATACCTAATTACGTCTCTTGAAGAGTTATATAATTATTCAAAAGAAATTATTGAAAGTGCAAAAAACTATTTGAATGACTAATACTTAAATATAAGCCAAAAATCAGGCAAAATGACCGAAAAAGAAAATATAACAATAGAATCAGGTAGTGGCTTAGACGGAAATGTTAAACCAGTAGAAAACCAGTAGAAATTTCTACTAAAAATATATCCAACTCCTTAATTTTCAATTTATAAAAGAAGATCACAAAACTGGACTCAAAATCCAGTGTCCTCAACAGACGTGCGGGTTCGATTCCCGCCCTGGGTACAAATTGAAAATCAAGGAGTTAGATATAATCTGACTCCTTTTTTTGTTCCTTACATCCGAAGTAAAAAGTAACAAAAAACACACTTTTGTGCTAAAAAAGGGGTTATTCCAGTAGAAATCTAGTAGAAATTTTTCAGTGTTTTTGAAACAATTCATAAAAAATGACGTTCAAAATTGAGTTTTAGAGCTATTTTTAGCTCATTTTATAGTTAAAAAAATATAAAAATCATGGAATTAAGTGTCGTGCTAAGGGATGTTTCAGAAAAGACAGGAAAAGGAAACATTAAAATTAAGATTAAGAAAAAAGGGAAAAATCCTACTTTTATTCCGACTAACTACTATATTGAGCCCAGTTTTTTTGATCAGGGGAATGGAATTATAAAGAAAGAATTTCCAGAGGCAGCGAAATGGAACTCAGATTTATTTGCTCAAAAAGGCAGATATCAGGATTATTATAAAGAATTGGGAGAATCCGTTAAGGATATGTCAGTCATGACCTTAAAGCAAATTTTCATGTCTTATGACAGAATAAGATTGAATTTAGGGAAACCAGTCGAACAATCAACAGATTTTATAAGAACCATTGATAAAATTATATTTGACCTTGAATCCGAAGAGGTTACTGAAGAAATGAAAAGAAAAGCGTACGCAGATACATTCAGATGGACCAAAAATTTATTAATAAAGTTCTTTAAAACTGATAAAATTTACTTTCAGAACATAGATAGCTATACTCTTATAGAATTAAAAAAATTCTTTCTTAAAGGAACAAATAAGAAAGAAGTGTCGTTTACAAAATATCTCCGTTGTATCCGAAGAGTTTTTAAGGTGGCAATTGGACAAAAGGTAATAAGCCGGGATCTTTACCCATTTGATGCCATTTCAATTCCATCGGATTATAAAGCAAAGATAAGAAAACTTGACATAGAAGTCTTACGAAAATTCTATCAACGCCCTGGGATTGGACGTGATTTCTTCTTTTTATCCTTCTTTCTATGTGGAATGAATATGAAGGATATTTTCTATTTACCTTACTTTGAAAATTATATAGATATTAGTCGTCTAAAAACAGCACGTACAGCAAGAGAGGTACGTCTAAAGTTAAAATTGCAACCTGAAATATTAGAAATAATTAAAAAGTATGCTGATCCAAATAAAATAAGAATGATTAAAACTAAATACAAAAACCACAAACAGCTAACACACTTTATCGATGACAGGATAAAATCGGACATAGAAGAAATGAATAGGAATATTAAAAATGAAAAAGATAAAATCCCTCATTTTAGTTTTACCTATGCCAGACATTCATGGGCAACAATTGCAGGACAATTAAGAATACCGGATTCCACAATAGACAAAGGATTAATGCATTCAGTTACTGGACTAATGATTGAGAAATACCGTGAATATGACTACACACAAGTAGACGAAGCAAATAGGAAGGTAATAGACTATGTAATTTATAATATCGGGGAATAAATACCCAAAACTTACAATTTATAACCAAAATACGTATTTTTGCTTACACCAATCTGTAAAAACCCGCATTTTTAAAGACACAAATTTTCAATTTTAAAGTTTTTGGGAGTTTTTGCTTACAATCGAAAAAAATAGAATAGCGAGGATAATCCTCGCTATTACATATTATTTCTGCCTTGCCAACTTTTATATTATCCCAAACAAATAATAATTTATATTTAATTCTTCTCCGGTTAATGCAAAAAATATATTTTGCAATTGATGCAAATAAATTACTTTTATACTGCGATCAACTCCCATCAATTTGAACTCATGGTCTAATTCAAGTAATGGATTATAATATGTTTTTATTCCCAGATAATGTGCTTCAAATCCACACTTTAACAAAATATCTTCGGTAAGCGGAATAGGTTCAATTGATATTTCTTTCGCCTCTTGTGCAAATAGAGGGGCATTATTCGGATATTTTACAGCAACACGATTATAGTCATTTAAAGCGCAAACTATTACTGGACCGTTTTCTCCGTTTAATATGTTCCCTATTCTGAGTTCTTTTGTGTACATAGTTAGATTTTATTTTTTTTCATTATTAAACACACATCCTAAATTTCCCTCTCCCCATTTTTTCCAATTTTTCGCGGATAGCGGAGTTTATAAATTGGCTTTTGTTTTTTATGTTATTAATTTGTTCTGCTAGATCTATATCTATCGTTAACGTTATATATTTTTTGGATTTACCTTTTTTACGACCAGCCCCTGGACGCGCTCCACCTTTTTTCTTTCCTGTCTGCATTAGTTTATGTTTAACTGTATTGCAACTTTTATATAGTAATCTACAGCTGCTCATATTCATATTTCGCAAGATTATTTGTCTTACTTATGTAAGATAGTCCTTTTTGCAAGACTTTCTGTCTTTAAGCACAACAAATAATTTTTAAATCTTTTATCGCCTACTAACTTTAAAAAACTTTCAGAAAAATTTTCTGTGTATTTTAATTATCGAGACGCAATCTTTTTATTTCTTTTTCTAAAGAGAACATCTCTTCTTTTGTAAATGTATTTTATGGGCACATACCCCCATTTACTCGGGTTATGTCGCAGTTTGCCAGTTTTATAACTGTTCTTCTGTTTATTTCCGGCATATTTAAAACGGATATTATCCGCTCCTGTATTATTTTATCTGCGCTCTCTGAAATAGGATTTACCTTTTTATATTCTTCTCTCGAATATTGCTCAGGAATGTGACCTCTACTTTTCCATACTCGTAGAGTTTTTTCAGACAAATTGTATTTGTCTATTATTTCCCGTGCTATTTGTGCGTCGAAGTCCAT